GTTTCGGATTGCGTCTGCACAGTCTGCGGCGTCACCAACGAATTCAAGATGACTGGCAGCTATATAGTCGCAAACCCGCGCATCCTTATCTTTCTGCCAATCACAGCAGGCTTGGGCGAATGCGTAAAGCTCGGCTCTACTGCGAAATATCCACCATCCTCCTGTTGTTTTATATGGCGCAGCTATCAGCTTAATCGTTGCATTGTTCATTTTACGCACGTCTTTCCGAAAGAATTTTAACTATTTCATCACCATGACCTAGCACAATATGCAATAAATTTGCAGGTAAACATGGCCGCCATATGACCCAATTACCTTCTATCTCTGGATACACACCAACATCCTGTGCTATTTTTATGGCGTCCAACGCTGCTTGTCGTTTATCAGCCAACCGCTTAACCGTTTCTTTGTCCATCATTCCTCCTTTTGTGCTTCGGGTAGATATTTTCTCCACCAAAATTTTCCAGCTTCAGAATGATTCATTTCCCCAAACCATTTGCCTTCAAGCGGTGATTCTCCATTCAGGAATAAAACTAATTTCTCGCTTATAAGCACATATCCTTCCTTTGCTGGTGCTGGATTAAGGTAGAGTTTATATTCCCCAACTGGAAGATTACGAAATCCAGCATATTGTTCAAATTCGAATGTGTTGATGCTAAATTCGTCCCATATCCTAACCGCAGCAACCGGCTCCTGCTTCTCCGCCTCATCCTTCCAAGCCTGTAGAGCATCGCGCTCTTTAGTTACGCGATCAATTGTTTTTGCTTCGCCTTTGCGTAAGCACTCTTGCAGATTGAGTGCTTGTTGTAGAGCATCGCGCTCGGCACGAAGTGCGATAACCTCTTTCTGCAATTCAACGAAGCCATCCCCAATTATCTTGTTGATGTTTTTATTGCGCGCCATTTCAACTTTCCTCTGCTGGTGATGGGTTGCGGAGTTCGGATGCGTCACAGAAAAATTCACCGTGCAAATCTTTAACATAGCTAAGATATTTTTTGTTAGCATCTTCTTTTGTTGAAAATCTACCGAGTGTTATTGATTTTCCATTGTGCTTAATTTGAGACTTCCATTTTTGCGTCTGTTGTTCAAAGCAAACTCCTTTATATCCGCTGGAATTGTTTTTTGCTTTATCCACATTCATTCTGTTTTGATTTCTGGTAGCAAGGCGTAAATTGGATATTCTGTTATCAGATTTAATCCTATTTATATGGTCAATTTCAAATCCATCTACTGTATATTCACCATATACATATAACCACGCCAGTCGGTGAGCAAGTCTTTTTTCGTTGTTTATCCAGATAATTACATATCCTTGTTTTGATAGAGACCCAGCAATTGATCCTTTTTTAGCATTACTACTTGTTTGAATCAATCTGGTAAAGACGCCAGTTGTAGCGTCATAATGCAAAAGTTCTTTCAGCCTTTCTTGTGTAATCATTTTATTCGCCATAAAAAAGGCTTCACCTACAGCGTCCCTTTCGGGTTGGTCTAACGGGATAGCACCCGCCACGCTGTATGTGAAGCCTTGCTATAAAATCGGAGACCAAGCCGATAGGAGGATTGTATCATGATTTTGTTTTAAGTTCTGTAGCTATTTTATCACGCAGCCATTGGGAGTCGGAGGAGAGTGCTGCTTCTGTCGCAATCTGCATTTCCGACTTGGTGTAACCACTAAGGTTTTCATCGCCGTATTCTTTGTGCCACGCATCGTGCATCTTCAGCGCATCCACCAGCCGCGCCACCCTCAGGTTTAGGGATTCGATAGTTGCTTTTGCAGTAGTAAGCTCAGTATTAAGGTCTGCGTTTATTCCGCTTGCGACCGCTGTGTAGCCTGCTGCCAGCTTCTGTTTCAGTTCGGTGTTCTCGGCTTCAAGTTTCTTTACCGACTCAACAACCCAAGGAGCCGCTTCGCTCCCGGATCTGATTCGATCGCTCAGCATGTCAGTCATTTGGGTTCTCCCTTACTTTTATGCTTGTCTCGAATGTGCTGGGATTGCGATAGTTTAGAAGCTAGATTCTTCCCGCACACGGGACATGACCATTTCCACTTTGGTTTTCCGACAATTCGAGACTCAGATATATCAACTCCGAATGTTTGTAATGTATAAATTTCTGCGTATTCACCCATTAAATCCTCCTTCACTCTGCGCTGCTGGTTGTGGAGATTCTGGAATAACATACAGCGGAATATCATCGTCTGTTACCGGATACGGGTCAATCGTAGTGCTAGACGGAAGGGGGATTCTCCCTGTTGTTTGATTCATAAGCGTCCCTTGCAAGCACTCCACGCCGTAGGGACGAACATAACCAACCGGCTCCATATGGTGCATTTCAGCCAGTACCTTGTTGCGCTCTGCTGCTAAGAGATTGGTAAGCACTGAATAATCAGGTTTAACCAAGCAATCGAGATTGTCACCAGATTCGCGCAACTCCATATCACAAATCATTTGAGCGGCTTGATATGCGGCCAACTTCCTTTTCAGCGCATCCATCTCCGCTGTTTGACCGGATAGGAGACCCTTTAAATCGTCGAAAGTTTCACATCCTGCGTTTGTTATTACTTCAGCCAATACATCCAACTTCCCTCGCAACTCATCCTCGCGCCTTTGGGATTCGGAGAGTTGAAATTCGAATTTCATAATTTTGTCGCCAAGCTGAAATTGCAATGATTCGACTGTTTCTAGTAAGAACTTGCGATCTTGCTCTCCTTGGACTATGGCTGCTTGCCATATATCATCAGCAAAAGCGCCCAAATTGAATTCTTTCATAACTTGCTTGCAACGGTCACTGCGAAGATAGTTGTCTATAGCTTTCATCTTCTCTTCGTTCTGCAGCAATCCATCATTGTGTACAGCACAATTGCGCCAGCCATATTCACCTTCTGCGCATGTGCATTTCTTCTCTTCGTTCTGTGTGGTCATTTCAAAATCTCCTTGCTCAATTCATCGACGATGGTGTTTATTTCATGGTACAAATAATCTGGAATCAGCTTTCCAGACATAAGACCTGCTGCCTCAAGAGCAGACAGAAGTTTGATTATTCGCAATGCTTGTTCTTTGCTCATTCTCCACGCTCCCAGCATCCAATCAACCACAGCGGAACAGCGAATACAGCGGCAAGGAAAAACCCAGCGAGAGCGCCCCATATACCATGCCTGAGACCAGCAATAGCTCCGCATACCAATATTGCAACTAGCATTTCTGTGCCAGGATGATGGCCATATTTTTCGCTATACCGCGCGCCGCGAATCAATCTTTTTATGAATTTCATTCTGGCCTCACTGGATGAATCAATTTCGCATTTGCGCAAATATTACGAGCAGTCGGGTTAAGCGAACAAAAGTGTTCAGCAATGGCCCGCTTATGCTCGTTATCCAAGCTGGCAATCATGAAGTCGATTTGTGCTGACTTGTCTTGAGCCTGGAACCATTTATTTGCAGAATCTTTGGTTACTTGATTTCCGATTGAGCCTAAAAAGCATCCTATAATTAACAGGATTATATTTGATGCAAGCCAAATAATCCGTAGTCTTTCGATACGCTTTTGAAGCTCGACTTGTTCGAATGCGGATAGGCATTTGTATGTCATAGTGACTCCAGTTCTTTGCGTAGTCCTGCAATGTACTCGCAATGCCGAGTGCGTAGCTCTGCAAGCTCTGAGATTGATTTTGTTGATGCGTCAGGCAATCCCATTGTGCGCCGGTCAATGTTCCAGTCTATCATCAGTATGGCCTGTTGCGCATCGTGTATCAACTCAAGGTTGCGCGTCTTTTTATACGAGTCGAGTTGAATGACTGACATGGCTATTTCTCCAAGGCTTTGCGTATTGCAGAATACGCTCGCTCAATAGCGACTGGAACTTTATACTCGCAATTCAACAGACGTTCAGCATCCTCGCGCAGAAGCTCAACCATTACGGTCTTGGGCTTGGGTGGGTTCCATGAGAATACCTTGGGAAGAAATGTATTTCTGTGTGTGTCGTTCACAACAAATCGCTCATTACCAATAAAGCGCTCATCGTAAAGAACATCCCCAACAAACACCGCCTTACCTTCGACTACGGCAAGAGGGAATTCCCATTCCAAAGAATCGAATTTATAGGATGATAACGTGAACGGACCACATCCGTCATGTTTCCCTACAGGCTCAATCCCCGCCTTCTCCTGCATCTTTATCGACTCCCCTGCTGCAATAAGCAGGTCTGCACGGCTCGTATATTTCATGGTTATCTCCAAAATGGTGATGTAATCTCTGCAAAAATTACAAAGCAACAAAAAATAAACATAGGCCAGTACCACCATGTAACCGATGTGCGGCGCTTGAAGTTCATGCGGGCATGGTCGGTCATTTCAGTCTCCACAATTTACTACGCGCCCATATTCTTCATAGCGCCACATCGCAACATACAATGGGATTATTCCAAATAAGAAATAACCTTTCCAGAATTTTCTAACTTGCAACATTCCTCTACCGGATGTTGTTTCCCAATGTCTGCGAGTAATCATACTATCCCCCTAGCCGCTTCAGCACGGCACTCATAAGGAGCAGGCACATCCTCAGCCTTCGCGTAAAACGAAACAGTAGAACACCAACCCATAGAAGGCCCAAAGTATATAGGCGCGGAGATTGTTGGTTGCAGATTATCCGGCGTCCTGCGCTTGATTGTGTCCGTACCCATTTCAAGCATTGCAAGCTCTGGATGCGAACAGTGATACAGGATGAATTTACCAGACACTTCGCGTCGAGTCTGAACGGTGCAATCTTGGATTAGTTGCTGATCGAACATTTCCTTCTCCCATGTAGTTAAGCGTTAGGTTTCTCAATATGAGGCCCGAAGTATTTTTCTAAACACTCCTTGTGCCCGTATGCCCCTCCGCCCATTGTTGAGTAATAGAGCGTTCCGTCGTCACGGAGTAATTCGCGCTTTGCTTGGCTTACAAAGCATTCGCTCATGTGTTTTCCGCATTGGTCACATCCCCCGTAGTAATCGCTGCCATGACCTGTGCTTCGTAGTTGTCGTATCGTGTTGCCAGTTGGCTTTCCCATGATCGTCTCCCTGTTGTTGATGGTTAGTATTATCTGCACATCAAACACAAAAATCTATAACCCGAATGGGGGGGGTTATAAGCACTCACTAACATTTAAAGAACCTGAACGGCATCAATCCAGTAGTCCGTTTAACTTTCTTCTGCTTAATCAGAATGTCCGCTCTATGCCTGACTAAATCCACCTTCCATCCCATTCTTTCAGCCCATTGCTTGCTAGATAGCCTATCGTTACCTAGAGCCTCGTACATCGCGTTTAAAGCGGTTTCCAGTTCTTTCGGCCTGGGTGGGGATTTACGCTTTTGCTCAAGCTCACAGGCTGGACGCCATTTTTCGGAGCCGCCTAGCTTTACGGCTTGGAGTATGTCTTGACCTAGATTCATTTAATCTCCATTGATAGGTTTGTTGTGTTTGTGCCATTCTCTATGGCATTTTGAGCACATCCACATAACTTCAAGCGGTTTTGCATAGTCAACGTGATGCCCCTCAAGCCTGACGTTTTTCCTGCTGCATGAAAAACATGAATCAGGTTTAATTATTTTGTTATCTCTAACAGCATTGTTAACTATGTATGAAGCGGCACGTTTAATTTGATTGTTTTCAGACCATTTGTTTTTTGCTTTATTGCTTGTATTTATGCCTTGTTTTGTTTTTGAATAAAGATGCCTTGCCAAAACTCTATCGGGACGATTTTGCCTGGCTCGATCAAATGCAAGATAATGCTCATGATTAGCTATTCTGTTTGCTTTTACATTTGATTTTATACATTCTTTGCATTTTCCACATTTCCCATCAGAATTGCTTTGAAGAGAATAAAAATCGTTTAAATTTTTGTCGATACCGCATTGTTTGCAAACTTTTGTATTCATTGCTCACCCCCGTAAAGATGAGCAATTTTAACATAAAAAGGTATACTAAAACGGGATATTATCTTCAAATGGGTCTTGTGCTGCCTCACGCGCGGTTTTAGCAGGTGCGCTCTTTTGAGGCTGGCACTCTTTCGCCTTCTCCAAAACTACCGCAGAGAAGTCTTTGCTCATGTAGGTATGGTTCCAGTATTTATCGTTATTTCCCTTTGTGGACGGGCCGGAGACGAACTCGCCATCTTTGCCGGAGACAATCCTGCAACCCTTGACGACTAGAAACGGGTCGTTTCCTGGCTTACTTGCTAAAGACAGATTGAACTGAGGATATTTCGAGTCTTGCCATTCGATGATGATTTCCATTTGCTTTCCTTAACGTGGTTTAACTGCTTTAATGCCTGAGCGGGTCTTGCTATCCAACTTAGACCAAACATAAGTCTTTTGGTCTGCATCCAAAAGTTGATCGTGCAAATAGTTTGCAGAGGTTTCGTAATCTTCCTTGTTTGCAAGTACAGCATCTACTATGCTTGACAGGAATACAACTTCTTCTTCATCCGGCTTGAAATCAGGATTCTCTGCAGGCTTATGTACTCCCTTCCCCTTTCCTTCCTGACCGCTTGTTGCGTCAATCGCATCATGCTCGACAATCTCAAGGGCGTTGACGTAAAGGTATCTGCGAATATATGTCATCATCGCGCCTAGTGCCTGGATTTCGTTGCATCCCTTCATTGTCGGCACAACTACCGGACAAGTGAAGATAACAGATGTAGGCGTAGAAGTATTGTGCGGTGCGTCAATGTCGATAATGGTTAGCTCTGCCATATCAGCATTAAACTTGATTGACGAACTAAGGCCAATATCAGAGAAAATTGTCTGAACTGTAGGCAGGAAGTCCCCAAGCTCGAAGTATTGAAAACCAGCGAACTTGTTAAGGCCGGATTTCTTCAACTCACTGGATTGCAACTTAATACGCGCTAGTTGCAGTTTTTTGTAAACGCTCATTATCTTTTCCTTTTGGTTTGAAAAACTCATACCACAATTGTTCACGGTACTTATACGCTTCCGGTGACATAGGATTAGCGATCAACCATTCCTGATGCTCCTGGTCGGCTTGTGCTTGGCGGTATGGCATATCACCTCTTTATGGTTTGGTGGTTGGTGGCTATCGTACTTCCAATTCAGTCCATTCCCCATTGAAATACTCTGTAGGGCGTTGATTGTCTTTAATGTTGATGATTGAAAGATACCCATCGTCTGCCGCTTTAAGATCGCCTTCTCCAATCTCTTTGTATGCCTTGATTGATAAATCATCAAAAATATAAATGTACATTTCCATTCCTTCCTATTTATTTGTGGCATTGCTGCTGTGTTAGGTGCTGGCGAATGTTTGTGCTTCCGGTTCCATCATTGCACTAATGCTTGCGGCATTTATGCCATCCGACTTCATCCACACATCAGAATTGCGTTCTGCCATTCGCCAGCATTTGCTACAATGTACCTTGGCATGGGCAATCATCCAAGGCTTCTCATTTAGGCACTGCCGCCTTGCCTCGCATGATATGAGGACTTTTACTGCTGCTACGCAAAACATATTGCAATGATGCTCTGCTGCCGTAATCAGTAGGTGAGAGGTGGCTGGGCGCTAATCCAGCTATCCGCAGTACTACGGCAAGGATGATCGGTTCATCGCTACACCTCACAGCTACTGATTACGATAATACTCAATACCTACAGCCTTTAATACAACGTACCGCACAATACTCCCTCTCACTTCTCAAGCTCATATTATTCCAGATCAAAGCACGAATAGCGCAACGGGTGGAACGGTAGAAAGCTACTAGCGGGTGGGACTTTTGGCGGTAGGTCATGGTTGTCTCCGGTTAGTTAGATTACAATTACTTTTACTCCACTATCTTCAGATTTAACACCACTAATACTTTTTCTAAATACTTTTTCATATGACTCGCGGTTGCGTTTTATTTGAAGCGTATCAACTATTGGCTCACGCGTATCACGTATTGCATAAGCCGGAGCATAAGCAACAGTTTCAACTACTCGAATATCTCCGCCATGCTCATCGCGCAATTTTGTAAGACATTCGATGTAATCATTAAGATTCAATTCATTCTCCCTGTTAATGTGAGTGGGTGTGGTTAAGCCAAGCCGCGAATATTCAGATACGAACGTAGTACCATGCGCGGCAACACTGAGCCAACCAAACGAAGTTCATCGGCGCGACTGTGATCGAAATGCAGTTGTCCTTTTTCGTCAGCAATGCGCGGCATCTTTTGAATCGCGTTACGCACAGGACGCAAGCTAATAGGATTCTCAGGATGCTTATCGTTATATGACTTGCTGTTGTTGCCGACGATTTGCTTGTTGCGCCGTACCGTCAAAGATTGATTGCCCATTCCCATCTCCCTTAAAAGTTAAACATCAATTACCGAACCGACAAATCATTTAGCACATGCGCCAACAATATATGCATGGGCGACCTCTTTCAGCAATAGCCATACATCGCCAGCAGCGTGTGTAAACTACCTTAAATCGCCACTTTTCTGTAGTCATCATGAAAAACACCAACAGAATAAGAAAGCGACTTTTTAGCCCACATCAAAGCCGATTCGGCTTTACCTGCGTCAAACTGAGCGATTGCATCAGCAAGGCAAGAGCGAGCAGAAGATTCCATTGCTGCGCCGTTACCAATATGCTTACGGGCCAGCACGATTGCCTTTTGAGCTTGTGTGTCAAAAAGAACGTTAGAAAGAGTTTGCATAACAGCCTCCAGAAAAAAGTAAATTACCGAACCGACACCAGCCATTATCCAGATATTCATTCCCGTGTCAAACACTTTTTGCACAAAGTTACAATGCGCAAATATAATTTGACTTGAGCAGTACAATGCCTTATATTCCAGCCTGAACCAATAGGAGGCATCAATGACACCGTTTGAAAAGCTGCACAAGTTCTATGGAACTCACGAGAAAATCGCTCAGGTATTCGGCATTAAGACCCAAGCAATTACATACTGGAAGAAAAACGGAATCCCATTCAGCTACGCCGCCGAAGTCGAGAAGCTCACAAAAGGCAAGGTTACGATACTTGATGTAATTAAGGGGTAATTCGTGCATCGCGGTTATCTGAAATTGTGGCGCAAGCTGGAGGATAGCGGCTTGCTGCAAATACCCAACACTTACGCCCTGTTCACGTTCTTGCTATTGAAGGCAGCGCACAAACCGAAGAAGATCGGAACGCCTCACGGGGTAGTTGAGTTGCAACGAGGGGAATACATATCAGGCCGCATAGAACTGGCTCTGGCCTTGAAACAGTCCGAAAGGCAGGTGCGCACCTCCCTTGACAGGCTAAAGGAAATGGATATTTTGACCATCAAATCGACCAGCAGATACAGTATATATACCATTGTAAAATATGAAGATTATCAGACATGCGACCAACCAGCGACCAGCACAGCGCCAACAGACGACCAACAGACGACCAGCGGACGACCAGCGGACGACCAGCAAGCGACCACTAAACAAACATTAAAAGCATTTAAGAATGAAAAGAATGTAAAGAAAAAGACAGCCGCTATCGCGGACGATGTGTTTCCAGATGTTTCTAACCGACAACTTGTAGAAGATTGGCTGGTAATCAGAAAGGCAAAAAAGCTACCAGTTACGCCGACTGCACTTGACGGAATTGCTAGGGAATTTATGAAGGCTGGTTTTTCGAATGAGGATGGATTGCGAAAATGCTGTGAAAAGGGTTGGGCGGGGTTTGAGGCGAAATGGGTTCTTGCTGACTCTAAAGGAATTGATCAGCAGGGAGATCAAGCAAGAGAAGGTGCGTGGGCTAGACTTTTTGGAGGGAATCAATAATGCAGCAACAAGACTTTGACGATTTTGTAGACATCATTCAGGTAGTTGGTGAGCAATACAACAAAAAACTATCTGACGGCGTTATAGCTCTTTACTGGCAAGGTTTGCAAGACTATGAACTTACTGCTGTGCGTGATGCGCTAGGTCGGCACTTGCGCAACACTGACAACGGGCAATTCATGCCGAAGATTGCAGACATCATTCGTATGCTGCAAGGTTCTAGTCAGGACTGCGCATTTTCAGCGTGGACGAAAGTTGATAAAGCAGTGCGCCATGTTGGGCCGTATGAGTCGGTGGTATTTGACGACCCGCTTATTCATCGCGTATTGAACGATATGGGCGGCTGGTTAGTTCTGTGCGACAAGACGGACGATGATTGGCCTTTCATTGCGAAAGAGTTTGAAAACCGTTATCGCGGCTTCAAGTCCAGGAATGAGAAGGTTGAATATCCAGCAAAGCTGATTGGTATATTCGAGAAGGAAAACAGTGCGAAAGGTTTGGAATTTGCGCAACCGTTATTGATCGGTGATGCAACGAAAGCTCAGCAGGTTTTATTGGGTGGAGGTAATGGCGCAAACATGCTTGGAATAATGCGCTCAGGAGAAATTGAACAGGGCAGGTTGAGCGCAAAGATTGCTGAACATAACTAGGAGATAACCAATGAAAACAGAATATGAAAAAGCATTATCACAGGCTAAAGAAAACGGTTACAAATTACCTCCGCGTGATGCGGCAGTGTTTTTAGGTGAGCGAGCGTGGATGAATTATTGGGCGCAATGTGATGCATATGCGCTAAATCCAAACGCTGGCCGTCCTGTTGTTCCGCATCGAAGTGCATAACTAGGAGATTGAAATGGCACAATTTGGATATATTGATATTGAAAACGATGAACTACAGAAATATTTTGACGCTGTCCAGAAAAAAACTGGAGTTTGTGAAATTCTACCATGTGCAAGATTTGCGATGATTTTGAATGATAGGCCTCGCTATAATGGTCTTGTGTGTTCTAAAAAAATGGGTGGAAGAAACACTGGCGTCGGTGCAGAATCTTGCACAAATTGCTTCATTGAAAAAATGAAAAATGCCTAACTACGCCCGCAGCGAACGCATAGCCCTGAAAATGGATAGCCATATCAGCGAAGCCGACGCAATACGTCAGACCGATGCCGAACTAAAAGCGAAAGAACTACCGGAGTCAATTGCTAGACTGAAAGCGCATCAAGAAAGAGTTAAACAAGATCACGCAGAGAAGCAACTTAAAAAGCAGCGGAGGATTTATGAGTAAGTTTGATTTCAGGGAATTTGTCGAACTTAGAAACGCTCAAATATATTCTGCATTTATGGCTGGAGCTGGTTACAAAAAACTATGCTATGACTACAATTTATCAGAGTCGAGCGTGAAGAGAATTTTGATTGCATACCGCAAAAAACATGGATTACCTAACGGACGTAAAGCAAAGGGAGATTGAAGAAATGAAAAAGCTCAAAGAAGTATTGGGAAAAAAATTTATCAATCAAAATTCAATTCCGTCATTTATTGTTAAGTGTGGTTTTCATCAATGTCCTAATAACGAATCAGGGTCGTGTCCTAATCCGAAAGAATTAAAAACAACAATAGGTTCTTATTGTTCAATTATGAAATGGACAACACTATATGACTTAATTAAATGTTGTAATAATGAGAACCTCTGAAATGTTCGACAAGCCGCGCAAGAAGCGCAAGGAGATTTGAAAATGCATGATTTTGATTTTAACGCGCCAAAACCTGCTAAATGCAAAAATTGCGGTAAGACAAAAATGCAACACAAAGCTGGAACGCACAATTGTCCATTTGGACGCGGTAGTTTTCCTCATTTCAAAGAGGATAAATTTTTTGAACCTAGAAGTAACAGAAGCAAAGCGCTGGCTGCCATGCCCTAAGTGTAACTCCTGAGTAATTGAGTTAGCCGCCTACTCACCACGAAGCGCGGCACTTTAGAAGGAAATGAAAAATGAATGGAATGATTGGTAAACAATGTTGCGAAAGCAATGCAATTTCGTCAATCGACAAAAACCCAACTGTCGGCGAGAACATCGACACAAAGATTGCTATGCTGAAGGCTGAGATTGCGCGGCTGGAAGAAAGCAAAACGGCCCTGGCTCCGCTGATGGGAATGCGGATTCGAGACATCCGCGATGCGATGAATTACTGATCGGCAAACCCCTCCTAAAGTGTGGAGGGGCTTTGTTGCTCTGTGTGTAACTCTAAGAGTGAGGTGATGTGATGAGTTTTGCAAAATGGAAAAATATGTCAAAGCTTCTTCAGAATTTTCATTGGATGTATAAAAAAGAAGCAGAAAGAGCTTGCCAAGCCGCCTACAAAGCCGGTGAGCGTGACGGGCTGAAACAAGCAGAATCCAAAAATGACACTCCTAAATGCAAATGTGGCAAGCCAGCGAAATTTTACAATCCTTTCGCTGGGTATAGCGTATCGTGTGAATCTTGCAATGCAAAGAACGCCAAGCGCCAACGCGATGCGAGAGCAAATAAACAATGACCAACTCCAAAAAACAATACAACGAAAAAATCCTGCAAAATCTATACGCCGAAAGATGGTGGGCTACTCAAATGAAAGACCTAGCAGGAATTCAGAGGATTGAATCTGCAATTGAGCAGCATAACGCAATGGCAGCAAAAGATGCCGAGTCCGAGCGCATGGAAGCATTGCGGGGTGAATGTGGGATGGATCCAGGTAAAAATAGTGCTTGACTTGTGACAAGTCACGCATTAGAATGTCTGCACGGTTGAACGAAACCGGATGAAAGACGGAGAAAATCATGGCATACGCAATCGGTAGCGACAAAAAAACAGTCAAGATGGCGAAGGAACTGAACGACAGAATCAACGGCTTGCTGGCGCGCGGCGAATTTGAAGAGGCCGAGCGTCTGATTGATGCGGGACTGTCTACGCCAAACCATCCATTCCGCGCAGAATTCCTGCATCAGGTCGAAACCTGCGCAGTATGACCGCCCAAACACAAGCCGAGCGCAAAGCAGCAGAGCGCCAGCGCCGGAAAGACGCAGGGCAGGTATTGGTGCAGGAATGGGTGCATAGCTCTATGGCTGACAAGCTCAAGGCTTATGCTGCAAAACTCAGGGCTAAAACATGCGGGTCTTGATTGCTTGCGAATACTCAGGCAGGGTGCGCGATGCTTTCATCAAACGAGGCCATGAGGCTATGAGTTGCGACCTATTGCCGACTGAATCGCCCGGGCCTCACTATCAGGGTGACATCCGGGATGTGCTTTCTGTTGGCCCAATGGAATTACCTTGGGACTTGCTTATTGCCCATCCTGACTGCACCTACCTAACAAACAGTGCCGCATGGGCATACGGTGACGGCCCGTACCATCAGAATGTAAAGCACGGGACGCTGGTAGGCGCTGTGCGCCGTGCCGCCCGGGTAGAGGCGCTAGACTTCGTGCGCTTGTTGCTGGACGCCCCAATTGAACGCATAGCCATTGAAAACCCAATGGGCGCGATCAGTACCAACATACGGCCCGCAACGCAATATATCCAGCCGCACCAATTTGGACATGATGCCAGCAAGATCACCGGATTATGGCTTAAGAATCTGCCGCCGCTTCGTCCGACAAAGAACGTGCCGGGCAGGATAGTTATGCACAAAGGCAAGATGGTAGAGCGTTGGGCAAACCAAACCGACAGCGGGCAGAACAAACTAACGCCCGGGCCTGACAGGTGGAAAGACCGCGCCATGACATATCAAGGCTGGGCTGATGCGATGGCAGACCAATGGGGTGCGCTATGACCTTCCACCTAACCTCTAAAGCCCCATCCAGGTAAACGAACATGCCAAGTTTCCGATTAACCTCGAAAGCCGTAGTAATGAACGCCAGCGCCATGCTACACAACATGCCTGTGGACGGCTCACAAGAATGCGTACTGAGGCCATACGTGCGCAAGCGCCGCGACGAAGCGAACGCCATGTACTGGGTAAGGCTAGCAGAGATAAGCTCACAGGCATGGCTACAGGGCAAGCAGTACACTCCAGAGATTTGGGCTGAGTACATGAAAGCTCAATATCTCCCCGAAGTATTCACCGAGGGCGATACATTGGACGGATACCAGAAATACGCCGAGATGCCGGATGGAAGCATCAAGATGATAGGCAGCACAACCAGGCTGACCACTCGCGGATTCAATAATTACCTGACGCAAGTTGAAGCGTTTGGAGCGGAATTGGGTGTAAGATTTTCAGCGGAGGAAAGATGATCGAACAAATAGGCATAGCCGCAACCGGCGTAACGGCAATATTTCTGAGCCAAGACAAGCGCGAAGGCTGGCGCAAGTGGGCATGTATCTTCGGACTTGTTGGGCAACCGTTCTGGTTTTATTCGTCATACGTTGCCGGGCAATGGGGAATCTTCGGGCTGTGCTTCCTCTACACCTTGGCATGGGCGCGCGGGTTTAAGGCGCACTGGATGGCGGCATGAACCTCCAGCGCCTACGCCGACTAAACCACACAATGCACGGATGCCGGAAATGGAAACTTGAGCCGCCGCGCAGAGAGTGGAACCTGAACTATCGCACAGGGATGCAGATATGCAGGATGATGGGGCATCCGTTAAGGTGAAGAAATGAAAGCCGACTACACAACGCCAAAGTGTTGCGACCGTACATCCATAGCGGTAATGGATTACCTTTGGCCCATTTTCACCAAGGATGAAGAGATACCCAATCCGCACGTAAACCGTATGTGCATGAAGTGCCACACGCATTGGGCTGGTCCGGTGGATAGCGTGAAGCAATACACAGGTAAGGAATGGGATAGGTATGTTGAAGAAAATGCTTGACAAATAATAGTAAAATTTGTCATCATCACTATATGGTACAAATCACTCACAAGTACAGGTTCTATCCAGATGCCGAACAAACGGTATTGCTGGCTAAAACTTTTGGTTGTGTTCGGGTAGTTTGGAACAATATTTTGGATTGGCGCTCAAAAGAGTACACCCTAAATGCCACCAAGATAAATTACGCCGGGTCAACCAAACATCTAACAGAGATAAAGCAGCTTGAAGAATACAAATGGCTTTACGAAGTAAGCAATGTGGCCTTGCAGCAATCTCTGAGAAATCAGGATGTGGCGTTCAGCAACTTTTTCAGCAAGCGCGCCAAGTATCCTAAGTTCAAGAGCAAGCACGGTAAACAGTCATTCAGGCTAACCAGCAGCGGCTTCCGCGTCAAGGATGGCGAACTGTATATCGCCAAGTCTGCAACGCCGCTACAGGTTGTTTTAACGCGACCAATGCCGGAAAAATTGAATAGCGTAACCGTCAGCAAGGATGCGGCAGGGAGATACTTCGTTTCCGTGCAAGGCGAGCAGGAAAAGCAAGCGTTACCGGTTATTGAGAAATCAATCGGTATTGACTTGGGGCTAACCCATTTCATTATTACCAGCGATGGGGATAAGGTAGACGCCCCAAGATTTTACCGCAAAGCAGAATCGAAGCTGGCTATGTTGCAGCGTAGGTTATCAAGGAAGCAAAAGGGCAGTAAGAATAGAACCAAGGCAAGAATCAAAGTGGCTCGGCATCATGCTGTGATTACCGATACACGGAAGGATTTTCTGCACAAACTTTCGACCAAGTTAATTCGTGAAAACCAAACGATAGCGGTTGAGGATTTGAATGTTGCAGGAATGGTAAAGAATCGTAATTTGGCGAAATCAATCAGTGATGCAGGCTGGGGTGAATTCACCAGAATGCTTGAGTACAAAGCAGAGTGGTACGGGCGCACCGTGGTCAAGGTGAATCGCTGGTATCCGTCTAGCCAGATATGTTCTGCCTGTGGTGATCGTGGGGAAAAGAAAGTGTTAAACATTAGGAAATGGACTTGCACAAAATGCGGAGCAGTTCACGACCGGGATATTAACGCAGCAATCAATATCAATACCGCCGGATTGGCGGAAATTAACGACTGTCAGATATGAGTACGCGCAACAAGGCGGCTCAGGGCAGTAACCAAATCCGCGAGGTTTTGGAATGCCATGTGTTTACGCATGGGGTGAATATCAAGTAAACCGTGATATGCCACAATCAACGGCCAAACTAAAGGCGATAAATTACATGCAAATCAAAGGTTACTTATTGTGATATGCAGGGAGTGTAAAAATGCGATAACTGGGCAATCAAAGGGCGATATAGCTATGAACCTGATGCGATACAAGTCTTGCGCTGCTGCCAGGACACCGGAAGAGAAGGCAAGATATGTTTCTGGGGACACTAAATGCGTATATCCGCAACGGTTTAAGGAAAAATGAGCAATTTGACAGCCCGCCCAATATCCAAGAAGGACGCAAAGAAGCCGAAAAAGGCTAAACTTTCGACTCTGGTAGACAAGGCCGACAAACTGGCTTCTCAGTACATCCGCCAGAAGTACGCAGATCACGCCGGAAACGTGGTTTGTATCTCATGCGATGCTGTATTGCCGTGGAAAGACGCACACTGCGCCCATTATATCGACCGCGCAAAGAAGGCAACCAGGTGGATGGAAGAGAACCTACACCCCGCCTGCTGCTCGTGTAACGCCTTTAACAAGCAATACCACATGCGAGAGTACACCCTAAAAATGGTGGATATGTACGGCAGGGACTTTGTGAATGAGATACGGGAGTTGGTTAAGGAAACCTTGAGCGCGTCAGCGGTTAGAGGATTGGCCGAGGAAGCAATAACGTATTATTCTGCTCAACTTAAAGCATTGGAGAAGAAATGACCACAGATAGAGAATGGCAACCGATTGAGACTGCGCCACATGATGGTACGCGCGTATTGGTGTTTGCGGAAGGTAAGATGACGTGCGCATATTTTGATTTACCGTGCGCATTTGCAGGAACGTGGGAACTGAGCGTTCCAAGCGATGGTTATGTGGATAGCAATGAAGTCTTCCCTACACATTGGATGCCACTACCGGACGCACCAAAATGAACGATTGGTCTGAGTTAACCATAAAGCAACACCAGCTTACAAAACAACTTGAGGCCGAACTAAACGAACAGGACTACAAAGCCGCGTTTGCCACATCAATTCAAATGGTGAACACTTCGATTAAATTGCAACAGTGGACATTTGATAAGTTGCCAAAAGTTTGCGAATCTATTGAAAAATAGCTGTATTTATGGCAGTATCAAGCATATTCGCCTAAAGGCAAATAAAGACCACTCTCCTCCCTGTGTGGTGCTTGGCCCTCAGATTGGGGATTCTCGGTCTGAGGGATTTTTTCTAGGATGATAAATTGAATACATGCAAAACATGCAAATATTGGGGCGGAATTCCTAAAGGTAGTTATTCATCTATTGATAGTCATAAAAATTTAGGTACTTGTAGCTGTCCAAAGATTCAATATGGATACGGTGCAATAGATGTTTCTGACAATGGTGCAGTGATAGAGAATGACGAGGGATGGGGGATGTTAGTAGGTCTCGGCTTTGGGTGTATTCATCATTCAGAATGAAACTAGACTTTATCATCGTCGGTCTCCCACGCTCCGGTACTACATGGGCTTCGGCATTTTTCACAACTGAGCATTCAATTTGCTGGCATGACGCATCAGGCCACGAACTCCCCAAAGAACTAGACCTAAAACCCTCCTCTAAGAAATATCGCGGAATCTCCTGTACCGGAGCCTGGATGTGGAAAGACTGGTTCGAAACTCACCCCGCCAAAAAGATCATCCTGGAACGCTCATACGAAGAGATTAACGCCTCTTTAATTGAAATGGGACTGCCACCCCTAGGCGATGAAGAATTTTCAGCCTATGAAGCTCTACGCGGGCCTAGAGTGCCATTTACAGAGCTATTCACTAATCCAGAGCCTATCTGGAAACACTTATTGCCTGACTTGCCGTTTGACCCCGAACGACACGAAGAATTACTGAAAATGAACATCCAGCCGATTGATCGAGTACAAATACCGGATGCTGAGTATATTCGTCGGGCTATGGCGGATTTGCAGGCGCAGTTAAAATAAATTTGACAAGCGCAGTTTGTGTGCGTAGAATCATTACTGTTCTTGGCGTACATAACGGTTACTTCCATGCTAAGGAGCGGGTCGCTGGTTCGAGTCCAGCCAAGTCGCAAGGCTTGTAGCTCAGTTGGTAGAGCGGCTAAATCTCCGTTATGGTTTGTTCCAGAATAATTTAGTGCTTGGCGTATGCAACCGATACTTCTCTTGAAACGAAAACACGGTTGCAGCTTGTTCCGGCAAAGTTTGTGAGTGGTGTAGATTACCAGTTCATCATTGGGCGATAAATCCTGGTAGTCGTTTGTTCCCTCACTAATTATCCGGCCTGCGCCTAAAAATGCAGGCCGTTTGTTTTTAACGATAAGGAGTTCCAATGAAAACCAATGTGAAAAAAGCTGGCGCAGAAAAAACACACGAAGGCGGATTGTCTACCGCGACACTGACGGCAGCGCAGGAACTTCGCCGGACGGTGATGTGCTGCATGTTGTTCGAGGATTCGTTCTACGAATCTGGTATTTCTGCTACAGATCGCATGAAAGCGTTGCTGAAAAAAACATCGTTCGAGGACGCCGCACAGATCGCCATTGACGCCCGTGAGAAAATGAAGCTGCGTCATGTCCCGCTTTTTCTATTGCGCGAGTTGTTGCGCAATCATTCGGGGCGCAAAGTGGGGGACTTAGTGGCGCGCGTTATCCAGCGTCCTGACGAGCTTGGTGAGTTGCTTGCGTTGTACTGGAAGGACGGCAAGGATCAACCGTTGCCTGCGCAGCTTAAGATTGGGCTGGCACGCGCGCTCAAGAAGTTCAACGAGTACAGTATTGGCAAGTACATCAACCGCGATGCCTCCGTGAAAATCCGCGACGTGATGTTCTTGAGCCATGCGAAACCGAACGATGAAGCGCAAGAGGCGCTGTTCAAAAAGATCGCCGACAACACCGTTTCTGTACCAGATACATGGGAAGTTGAATTGTCTGGGGGCGCTGACAAGAAATCCACGTTTGAGCGCCTAATGGCAGAAAACAAACTGGGCGCGCTGGCATTGTTGCGTAATCTGCGCGGCATGTTGGCGACTGGAGTGTCTGAAGATGCGATTCGTGATGCACTCGGCAAAATGAAAGTTGATCGTGTATTGCCGTTCCGCTTTATTGCAGCGGCGCGCTATGCTCCGCGCCTTGAGGATGCGCTTGAGCAAGCTATGTTTCGTTGTTTGTCGGAAGTGCCAAAACTTGGCGGCAAGACGGCTTTGCTGATTGACCATTCCGGTTCAATGAAAGGATTGGTTTCTGCGAAGTCAGAGATTACTAGATTCGATGCGGCTGCTGCGGTGGCGATGATATTGCGCGAGACTACAGACCGCTGCCGTGTGTTCACGTTTGCGGAAGATTGCATCGAAATCCCGCCGCGTCGCGGATTCGCAATGGTGCAGGCTGTGCAGGCTGTGGTTAATCCGGTGTCAACCAAACTCGGGAAGGCCGTCAAGCACGTTTACGCAGAGTTTCCTGAGTGTGATCGCATTATTGTGATAACTGACGAACAATCACAAGACCGACCGCAACATCCTAAAGGTAGTGGTTATATCGTCAATGTAGCTGGATACCAAAACGGCATTGGTTACGGCCCTTGGGTTACAATAGACGGATGGAGCGAGTCTATTGTGGAGTACATCAAAGCGAATGAAGAACCCAACCCCGAAGGAAATTAAAAAAGTGCGGCTTGCTTCTGGTTTAACTCAGGAGCAGGCCGCTTCTTCAATTGGCTATTCCCGTAGAGCATGGCAGGAATGGGAGTCTGGAAGGCGCACTATGCGAAGATCGACCATGAACGCTTTTAATTTAGCCGTGAGTCTGACGGGTTGAGTTATGGAGAATTCAAAAGGATATTTATATGGTTAAGGCTATTTTGTTCTTTGTGTTAGTTTGGGTGTTGGTGATTGCTGGAATTGTTGTATTCAGAGCTATGACAGCAAAAGAAAAATGGTCAGTTGTTAAAACGGCCTTATTTGGTGGAGTGACAGCCATTGTTGCTACGGCACTGGTTGTATTTATTGTTATACTTTTCTGAAAGGAAGTGAAATGAAAAAGATTATCATTGCTGTATTTGTATTGGTTCTGTCCGCGCTTATGTCTGGTTGTGAGCGAATCGAAACCGGCGAGGTTGGTTTGCGCATCGGATTCGATAAGCAAATCCAGTCTGGAGAGTTACAGCCTGGTTCATTCAATCAGGTGATGGTGGGAAGCGTCCTAACCTTCCCCGTTCGCGACATTGCCGTTAACCTTGACGACATTCGCCCACAAACCTCGGACAACTCCACCCTATCCGAAATGGATGTGACGGTGATCTACAGCATCAATCCTGCTGCGGTTGCAGAAATCTACACGCAGAAGTCTCGCTCATTCCATTCGGAAGAAAACGGCGATACCTACCTGATGTACAACTACATGACCACATTGGCGCGTACTGCTGCATACAAGGCTGCTGCGCTCTATCCGGCGATGGAATCCGTTAAGCGCCGCGATGAAATCGAGAACGCTACAATCAAGTTTGTGACCGAAGCGCTCAAGAATGAACATCTCGACACCTCGCTGACGTTGACTAAAGTACAGGTGCGGGCAATTCAACCGGCGCAGACAATCATCGACACAGCAAACGAAGCGATTGCCGCACAGAACCGCCTGATTACCGTTAAGAAGCAAGTCGAAATCGCCCATGAAGAGGCGAAGCGGCAGGAAATGCTGTCCAAACCCGCCAGCATTGCATATATGAAGGCGCAGACCGAATTGAATTACTCTGAGGCCGCAAAGGGCGGGCATGTAAGCATGATGATCGTGCCGCATAACTTCAACGCGCTGGGGCAATTCAAATGAAAAATGGATTTACCTTGATTGAGCTAATGATTGTGGTGGCGATAGTTGGAATTCTTGCGGCAGTTGTAATACCGGCTATTACCGGAAAGTCATACCGAGTTCCTCCAGATTGCCGCTCTGGTTATCAATTTGATCGCCAGTCTGGAAGGCAGATTATTGGTGCGAATGGCGGCGGTGTGCCGTGTGAAGGGATAAAATGAACCTACTGAAATGGTTTAAAAGAAAGCCGAAAGAAGAATGGCATCAAACTCAAGAAGAGCGCGATGCAATCTTGGCTGAACAAAAGAAATATTCAGAAATGTATTCAAACCAAGCCGTTATTGCAAAAGCCGCATGGGAAGCAGAAAACGACCGTCTAAGGAAGCTGGATGCTTGCAACCTTGGAACGACTCATTTGGCGTTTAATGGCACTTATGAGGATTACATGAGAATTAAAGCAATGCGCGATTACTCAAATATGCAAGGATATGCCGCTCAGCAAGCTGCGCAAATGCAAGAATCGCGGAATATGGCAGGGCTTTCAGGACAAGCGGCATACGGAAATCAATTATTCCGTATATTTGGCTGATTTAATGCTAAAATATAACCTGCGATGGTCGTCTAAGTGGATAAGACAATGCCCTCATACGGCATAGACGGGGTTCGAGGCCTACGGTCGCAACCAAGATACTCTGCTGCTAGCTTAACGGACAAAGCAACCGGCTTCTATCCGGTGAATGGGAGTTCAATTCTCTCGCGGCAGGCCAGATGAGGATTTAATGAGAGAGCTTTCACTAAAACCATATAACGGTCGTGTTTTTTTGGCGTCATCGGCCAAAGATTACCAAATTGCACATAAAAAGCTATTCAAAGAGCCCGATATTTTATCTTGCGCACAAGTTGGTAGATTTTCCGGGGGATGTGGAAAAGATCAATTCTGGACGTATTTAGTGTGGGCCACGTCTCCGGCAACATTGGCGCATGAAATGTCCCATGTGGTGCTTCATGTGTTTGAACGATGCGGAATTGACCCTAGAGAAGCTGGAGGGGAGCCATTTTGCTATATGCTTTCTCAACTAATTCTGGATGCTAAAAATGGACACTAACCAAATCTGCGCACTAATTGCAATAGTTGGAATTGTGGTAGTATTTATCTATCAGTACGCTAAATCAATTTTTGAGGCTAGCTAACATGGCTAATATTGAAACATCACTGTTTACGCAAGCTGATGAAATCAGAGAGGATGCTGGACAAATATTGCTGACATCTACTAACGAATTCAAAGGCGATCATATTATGATTCGCGTGGAAATGTTATATTCCTATGCCAAAGGTCTTGAATTTGCCTTACAATGCATGAAACCAACTGAAAAGAATGAATAAGGTTGAAGAACTGCCGAAATGGTTGCAAGAAGCGATTGAGCGAATTAACGCCGAAACTCAACGGATTGTCTTGGATACACAAGAAAAATTAGATAAATTCCAAGATGAGAAGGAATATGGGCGGAAATTGCGTTTGGGGGATACAATAATCTTTACGGTTCCGCCTAAATTTGTGGCAGATGTGCAGCAAGAATTGGATGATTGGAAAGCGCGGGAATTTTTAAGAAATAACCCAGAATATAGGAAATAATCATGGCAAACGCACTCAAAAAGCTAGTATCAGGTATTTACGACCGCCAGCCAGATCAAACGCAGGGGATTGAAACTACCGCCAGACCCAATCCAGGAATACTTGGAACTGGCCTAGCCAGCAATGCTGCAACCGGAATGCTAATGGCTGAATACCGCAATTATATTGCTGAAGCCGAGGCTAACGGACAGCCTTACCCCACTTTTGAAGAATGGATGATGCAGAGGCGATAATGACAGAACAACAATACACCTGCCCCAAGTGCTTCAAGAACTACACCCGATTTACCATCGCCGAGCATTACGCATGTGGCGTTGAGCCGCCTGACAATGAAGTCAGGCCAAAAATCAATATTGATGCGGTGGTGAGCAACGTAGAAAATATGCTGCAATCAGGCCTTGAGGCTGATTTGGTCAGTGAAATTCCGGTAGAGCCTGTAGCTTATGGCGAACCAACTGAAACAGAGTCAACTGTCGAAACCACGCAACCAGCAGACCCAAATCCCGCACCAAAGAAGCGCGGCAGGCCAACTAAAGCAAAGTGAATAAACTTATCCCGATAAGCGAAGTAGTTAAAGATTTTATACGCATTGAGGCGAAAGTGTGCAAGGAACACGGATGGAAACCCGGAGAGCTTCTTGCCGCAATAGTAAAAGCTGAGACGCAACCAAAAACGGACTAGACCATTTTCTAGGTAATGTGTGGTATAAATGACACATTATGAGTAAAGAAGAGAAACAACTTCCAGCAAAGCAGCAGCTATTCATCAAGGAATACCTTATTGATTTGAATGGTACGCAAGCGGCTATTCGCGCAGGTTATAGCCAGAAGACCGCGAACGAGCAGGCATCACGTCTGTTAGCGAATGCTAATATCCGTAGCGCAGTTCAAGAAGCGATGGATAAACGCTCAGAAGACCTCGGCATTGACGCCAAATATGTCCTCCAGACGATTAAAAACACAATTGAGAGGTGTAGCCAAGCAGAGCAGGTAAAAGGCCCTGACGGCACAGTATCGGGCGAATACAAGTTTGACTCTTCTGCCGTGCTGAAAGGTGCGGAACTGCTTGGAAAGCACCTGAAGATGTTTACTGACAAAGCCGAGGTTGAGCATAAGGGAAATGTCACTCTGCTGTTAAGCAATGACGACGCAAGCATTTAAACTCACTCCAAAGCAGTTACAAGCCAATTCACTGCTTGCCAGTGATGCCACGCACATAATGCTGTTTGGCGGCTCAAGAAGCGGCAAGACGTTCGTTTTAGTCCGTGCTGTATGCCTAAGAGCTATCAAAGCCGCGAAGTCTCGCCATGCTATCGTTAGATTCCGATTCAACGCTGTAAAGAACTCAATCGTTCTCGACACTTTTCCTAAAGTCATGGCTTTATGCTTTCCTGGCGTAAAGTACACACTCAACAAGTCAGACTGGTACGTTATCTTTGAGAATGGCTCGGAGATATGGTTTGCGGGCTTGGACGACAAGGAGCGCACCGAGAAGATTCTGGGTATGGAGTTTGCGACGATCTACCCTAACGAATGCTCCCAGATACCTTACGGGTCGATTGAGACCGCTATTACCCGATTGGCCCAAAAGGCAGAACAGCAGGCTATAGGTGATTTGCCAGCAACTACGCTAAAGCCTCGGGTGTTTTATGACTGCAATCCTCCGCCCAAATCCCATTGGACATACAAGCTATTCAGGGAAAAACGTCATCCAGACACGAAAGAGAACCTTAAACACCCTGAAAACTACGCATCCATGCAGATTAATCCGATGGATAACACGGAAAACCTCGCAGATGGGTATTTGGACACCTTAAAGGCTATGAGCGCCCGAGCGCGTAAACGGTTTCTTGATGGTGAGTTTGCAGATGCTACACCGAATCAGTTATTCCCCGAGGAGCACATAGACAAATGGAGGGTTACAGATGGAATTTTGCCTGATATGGTTCGTGTCGTGGTGGCTGTTGACCCTAGCGGTGCAGACGATGAGGACAATGCTGACAATGACGCGATAGGTATCGTGGTAGCTGGTTTAGGTACTGATGGTAATGCCTACATAGGTCCTGATCTAACTGTTAAGGCTGGCCCTGCTACTTGGGGTAAAGTTGCGACAGACGCCTATGACAATCACGAAGCCGACGCAATCGTAGGAGAAACGAACTACGGCGGAGCGATGGTTCAGCACGTTATCAAGACCTGCCGACCGCGCACCAACTTCGTCAAAGTGACTGCCAGCCGAGGCAAAGCGCAACGAGCGGAGCCATTCTCTGCCCTTTATGAGCAAGGAAAGGTGCGGCATGTTGGCTATCTAAATGAACTGGAAGACGAACTAGCCGGATTCTCAACCTATGGCTATACAGGCGAACACTCACCGAATAGGGCCGATGCGGCTATTTGGGCGCTTGCTGCATTGTTCCCAGGAATCGTGAAAGAGAAGAAAGAGAAGAAAAAAGAGCCTGCCGCTAACCCATATTCTCACGCACAATCATGGATGGGATAAGCAAAACTACGCATTGCCTGCCGCTTGCAACGGTAAATGTGCTAGAATATGGCATTCGCGGAATGAATAAGGAATGATAAATATGGAACAGCCACAATCCACAAATAAAGCCGATGGTGATGTGCCCGATGTTGCGCGCGTTGTTAGGCCATGCAAGGCATGCGGAAGTGTGCGGTATGAGATTCATCATTTGTACACAGGCTATAGAGAGCGATTGCTTATCGTTCAGTGTGGCGACTGTAAAGAAAAGATTATTCCAGTTGTGGTGGATTACTTTATGCCAGAATCCGAATTGTATTCAACGTGCAAAGCAGTGTGGAATTCGGCTCAATTGAGCATAAACCACAAACCATAAACGAAAGTGAATCGAAATGATTAAAACCCGCGCTGATCTATTTGAAGCTGCTGCAAAGATGATGCGGATATGCGATGAGGCTGAGATTCAGCATACGTTCAAATTTGGAGGCATAAGATATACAAATATAGAGAATCGCCCGCTTAGTTTTTCTCATGATTCGTATATGTACGAATTTCCTCTCGCCATAGTTGAAGGCAAGCCGGTGTTTGTTGGGGATGAGTTGTATGAAGACGGAAATAAAGTTGTTGTTGTTTCAAAACATCCAAATTGCGATTCTTTGCAATGGTTAGGTGTTGGTGCGTTTAAAGATGAGGCGTTGCTTGGTATGCCGCTTGAGCATTGGTCATGGAACCCACCCACGCCCGCAACTGTAATGGTTGAGCTTCTGCGCGAGGATGCTGAATTCATGTTTTCTGCATATAGTGCTGACGAACCTCCATTCTGCAAAAGCAAAACGGCTCGTATTGCCGAAGCTTGCCGCAAAGCCTTAGACAAATGACCTTGCGCATATTAGAAACTTCTAATACAATTGGAGAAGTATAGCCTTATCAACCTAATGCCGATACGGCACTGGAGAACGCCATGATTCTGAATAGCGCACGTAGACTGACAATCAACCTGACCACGGCGGCCACTTCGCTGAACATGCCCGTACTGGTCGATTACATGGATTACAACGGCGTTTCGATGCGCCCTGGAACCCAAACATCCACAACAAACGGGACTACTGCGGTAGATATTGTATTCGCTCCCGACAGCCAGACTCAGCGAGAAATCACCCTCATCCAGATTTACAACCGCGACACAGCGGCAAAGACTGTGCAGATCGCTCTGATCGACAACGGTACATCTTTCAACCTACAAGACGTAACTCTTCAAGTCGATGATGTACTTACATACACCGATGAGGGCGCATGGAAAGTCACCGATGTAAACGGTAACACCAAGTCAACCTCAACGATTGCTGGTCTTCTGTCCACTTCTGCATCTACTGGAATCGGTTACGCAACCGGAGCGGGCGCGGCAGTAACTCAGATTACTAACCGTTCGACTGGCGTAACGATCAATGCGGTATGCGGAACAATTCAAACAGACACGACTTCATTAGCCGCTGGAGCAAGCGCAGAATTCACCGTAACCAATAGCGCGGTAGCGATTGGCGATGTGGTTGTAGTATCTCAACGCTCTGGCTCTGCTTTGGTTGCTGGTGTTGCAGGAACTACGATTGTCGAGGTTGTAACTGTTGCCGCAGGTTCATTTATCTTGTCGGTAAATAATAACTCTTCAACTACGGCGGAGACTGGCGCAATCATTATAAACTTCGCCGTTATCAAGGCCGTGGCATCTTAGAAATAAGGCTTAAACCATGAAACCAGGCACAATCCAACTCGGCAATGCTTCCTTGCACATCAGTTACCCACAGATTGTGCCAGGGAATCTTCGGGGATTTTCAAGGGAGATAACCGAGTTCTTTGTACCTGAAGAGTTTAGAGGTAATGGTGAGGGAACAGAGTTACTTAAAGATGTCTGCGACCAAGCTGATGCAGAGCATATTCTGCTTTTACTGATCGCAGACACCGAAAAGATGGCAATGTATTACGGACGGTTCGGATTTGTTGCGATTCAGGATAAGCCAATCTTGATGGTAAGAAGCCCGAAGAGTGAGTTAATTAGCATCCACTAATATTCGAATGTAGTACTCTAACGCTGTGATAGCGCCGAGGATTCAAATGGAAGATGACAGCGCAATAGAAGTAGAAGACACTGGCGACCGCGATATTATCGCAGAGGCTCACGAAAGATGGGAGCGAGCTGAGAACGCCTATCGAACGACTCGCCAACTTGCTATTGCTGACACTCAGTTTGCTATGGGTGACTCTGATAATATGTGGCAATGGCCTTCCGAGGTGTCCTCTTCCAGAATTGGTGATCGCCGTGTATGTCTGACGATTAACCTCACAGCTCAGCACTGTAACCAGATTATTAATCAGATCAGACAGAATCGCCCCGCTTGTCGGGTGATGCCTGTTGATGATTACTCAGACAAAAAGACCGCAGAAATCCTGGCCGGTCTTATCCGTAACATCCAATCTACAAGCAACGCTGATGATGCTCATGATATAGCGGCTGAACATGCGATTTATGGCGGTGAGGGATATTGGAGGGTACTAACTGATTACGAGTCTCCTGCTTCGTTTAATCAGGTCATTAAGATCAAGTCTATCGCTAATCCGTTCTTGGTTTATATCGACCCCGATGCTATCGAGCCAGACAAGTCGGATGCCGAGTGGGGATTCATCTTTGAAGACGTTCGCAAAGAAACCATTAAGCGTGAATATCCAGAACTCAAGAACGATATTTCAAGCTGGAATCTCGACAAGAAAACGCAATGGGTGACTGAGGATACAGTTCGTATTGCTGAATACTATTGCGTTGAGTACGTTAAAGACAAAGCCATTCTTCTTTCTGATGGAACTTCGCTATTGGAAAGTAAATTAGATGATGGTGTTGTACGTGATGGCATGATGCTTGTTAACGAATTATCAGGACAAACAATCGAAATCATCAAAGAGCGTGATACATTCCGCAAACAGTGGAAATGGTACAAGCTTATTGGGAAACATTCAAAGCCGGTAGATTCTCGTGATTGGCCGGGGGAATACTTACCTATCATTGCTGTGGTAGGCAAAGAGGTAAACGTAAACGGTGAAATTATCCGCAAAGGTATCGTCAGGGACTTGAAAGACCCAGCGCGGATGACGAACTACGCCTATTCCGAGACTGTACAGGCTATCGCGCTACAGAACAAAATCCCTTATCTTGCTGCGGCAGATTCGATTGAAGGCTATGAGACTGATTGGGCGAACGCAAATATAAGCAATAAGGCTTATCTTCCTTTTAATGCTTATGACGACGAAGGCAATCCTCTACCGAAACCAGAACGGCAACAGCCTGCCGTAATGCCTGCCGCACAGATTCAGCTTTTGCAACTCTCCACGGAAGAGATGCGGGCATCTTCAGGCCAACAGAATGCGAACTTTGGGATTAAGTCAGAAGCTTCGAGCGGTGTAGGTATTCAACGACTGAAGGCTCAAGGCGAAATCGCAACATTCCATTTTCCTGATAACTTGGCTCGTGGTCTTAAATATGAGGCTGTAGTTCTAATCGACCTCATCCAGAAGGTTTACGACACTAAGCGGGTAGTTCGAGTGCTTGGTTTGGATGGAAACATGGAACATGCCGTCCTTGACCCGAATCATCCAGAGGCCTATGGAGAACAGCAAACGACCGCCGATGACATCCAAAAGATATTCAATCCATCTTTGGGGCAATATGATGTAGTAATCGATACTGGCCCATCATTCCAGACTCAACGGCAGGAAGGTTATGCATCGATGATGGAACTCGCCTCCCGTAATCCTGCTTTGATGCAGATCGCTGGGGATATCATCATGAGAAATGCTGATTATCCAGGCGCAGACAAGATCGCCGACCGTTTGGCTAAAGCTCTACCTCCTAACCTTCAGGAACAAAAAGGCGGAACAGAACAACAACTAGCCCAAGTCAGCCAGCAAGCCATGCAGATGCAGCAACAAATGCAGATGATGAGCCAACAGCTTCAAGAGACTCAGGCCGCACTGCAACAAGCCGAGAGCGGAGCGCAAAAGACCCAGCTTGAAATGCAATACAAGATGCAATTGGCAGAGTTTGAATCTCAAGTTGAAGAACAGAAACAAGTTCGAGCGTTAGAGGCTGAATTCAGGATTGAAGCATATCGTTCTCAACTAGAAGACCAGCGCCGTCAACGCGAGATTCAGGCAGAACTGTATAAAGCAGAGCAGGAAGCCAAGGCCAAACGCGAAGCCGAAGGGATTGCCATGGCTGGTGAGCTAGCTCGTTCTCATCAAGAATCATGCAAGGAAGTCCAGATAGCAGACATGAACAACCAAAGCCGCGAAGATATTGCAGAACTGAATGCGGTTGTTGAACTTGCCAAGGCTGGAATGGAAAACGCCGCACTGACTGCTGACGTTAATAAAGACCTGAAAGACGAGGGGAATAATGCCTAACGCTCTTTCTAGATTGGTTGAAGATAGACGCGCAAAACTGGCGCGTGAAATGTCTCATCTAAATTCTAGAGGACAAGGCGAAAGCATAGACACAATGCGGGCAAACGCTATAGCCAGATTGAAAGCAGCGCCAGGACAGGCCGCGCAGGGAATGTTTACCGGAATTGCAGGAGCTCCGGTAGACATAGCAAACATGGCATTGCGCCCGTTTGGACTAGGCTCTGAAAATCCGGTAGGCGGGTCTAACTCTCTTGCCAAAATGATTAACGCCGATACCCAAAGTACTCCATACCAAGTAGGTACGATGCTACCTATAAGCCCTACTGATGTAGCTCAGGGATTGCCGTTAATGGCCGGGATATTCGCAGGCCGTGGTGCAAAGACTGCTAACCTTTCCGCATTGGTTAAAGCCGAAGAAATGGCAAAGGCTGGCATTCCTGACGCACAAATATGGAAAGAAACAGGCTGGACACTGAATACGCCGGACAAGATGCCGAGGTTTGAGATACCGGATAATCGAATGATGTACCGTGGCACTCAAAACGGAAGCTACGCAGATCAAGTAATTCATCATCCTGAATTATTCGGAGCATATCCGCAATTAGGCGGCGGAAGGATACGAGAAGTTGCTGGAACTGGCGGTTCGTATGCAGATCATCCTATGGGAGGCATGGGAACTATAGAGTTAGGTACTGATGGGTTTGTTGCTGATACTGCTGCGCATGAACTGCAACACGCCATACAATCGCGCGAAGGGTTCGCTAGGGGCGGGAGTCCTGAGATGTTTAACCAAGCAGGAGACGCAGAACTAGCTAAAGACGCACTATCATGGAAGCAAGAGCTTTTGCGGAAGCGTGCCGAAATGCCTAATGCTGATTGGATTGCGGTTGAAAATGCAGCAGTTCAAGACTATCAAAAGATGGGAATGATGGACATGTTGCCGAGCAGAGAAGCGCGAGATTTAGCGCGTCAACCGGCCGTTTTGCACCCTGATAAATATCCGAACCAGACAGACCTGCAAGATTTGGAAGGACTCGTTTCAATGTACGGGCTGGATAAACGAACATCGCCAGCAAAGCCGGTGGATTTATACAATCGCCTAGCCGGAGAAGCCGAAGCCCGCCTAACTCAATCACGCATGAACCTAACCCCAGAGCAACGCCTAGCCCAATATCCATATGAGCCGCAATACTTCGAGCAAGCAACAGGCGTACCGCTGAGTAGCTTGATTGTGCGTAAAGAAGGTGGCAACGCCATGAGCATACCAGAAAATGAAAACGCCATGACAAGACTAATCCGCGAAGCCCAAGCCCAAATAGACGCAGAGAACGCAGCTAAGAACTTGATACGCTATCAGCCAGAATCGCATCGTGTTAGGAATGCGCTGATTGGGTTGGGTGCTGGAGGTGCTGGGGTAGCTGGTGGATATTATGGGGCGGATTATTTGAGTAGGTGATTATTCATCTTCGTCTTCATATTCATCTGTAAATGAAAGATGATGGCCTTTATGCTCAAAAAGGAATGATTCTAGCCTTTTAAGAGCTTCGTCACTTTTCCACAACTTATCTCCATAAGAAATACTTCCTGATGCGATAGTCTCTACTCTCTTATTGCAGTCATTGCAAACCAAATGGTAATCAGTGCTCATTATTTATACTCCAAATGATATCCAGGGTGCACAAAGGAATTCACAATCTTAGCCTGCCCGTAATCTTTGCGAAACTTCCGGATAGCGGCATTCATATCAACATCTTCAACTTCGCATTGGCGGATTGGTGATAATTGGGCAAGATGGTTTAGATCGTTCGGTTTTGTTTCTGGCATATAGGTGAATATGAATTTCACTTCAACTTCTCCCCATAAGGCGGCAACCCCATAGCAAACGCAGAAGCCGCTAGAGCGATGTTTTTAGGGATTGGGAATCCTAGTACCTCGTAATTGTAAATAGACCGCTGAGAGCATCCTAGAGCCTCTGCGGTGGCTATTTTGGTGAGGCGGAAACGCTTGCGGAAGGTGATTAGGTCGGATTGGGTCATTCGATTGTCTTTGTAAGAAAAATAGGGGCAGGGCGTTGAATTGCGGTTATATGGCACAGCATTTCAAACTGTTTGGCTAGTTGGGCGTTGAGTAAGGTATTTTCTTGCTGGTGACGTTCGTGCATATCTCGTATTTCACGCCTCAGCGATTCAATCTTTTCTGCCGCCTCAAGTTCAATATCGCCATGCCATGCGTATTCGTCATACTTATGTGCGCGCTCACGCAATCTATCAACAATATCAGCCATATATCACCTCTTAAATAACGCCTAAATATTAGCATATTTTCCTTAATTCGTGTATTCAATCGGCAAAAATAGACAATATCTATATAAATCAGCATTATACTTGCATACATTAGAAATGTCTGATATTCTAATACTAAGGAATACCAAATATTCCTTGCCAATGGAGGCATCCCTTGCCTAATTCCGTGAGGAACTGGAGATGTAAATGAGCGAAAGCCAAGACGCAGTACAAGTAGCAGAACAAGCAACACAAGAAGCGCAAGAAATTGCGAATCAGAATCAAGAAACAGAAGCACTTGAAGCCGCACAAGACAAAACGGCGACTGATGAGACGGCGACTGAGGCTGACTCACAAGAAAAAGACACTCAGGCGGATGAAAAGAAGTTCACTCAAACCGAGTTGGACGATATCATCAAGAAACGAATTGCGAAGGCCTCGGCCATAGCGGAGAGAAAAGCAGCAAAGGCTTATGCGGAAAAACTTGAGCAGCTTGCAGTTAAGCCTCAAGAACAACGCCAAGCAGCGACAGTAGAAGGTAAACCAAAACTTGAGCAGTTTGAGAAGGTTGAGGATTATGTCGAAGCTGTAGCTGACTGGAAGTTGAAAACCGCACAGCAAGAGCAGTCCCGTCAGTACGAAGCACAGAGAGTTAAACAGGCTCAAAGCGAAGTCCAGGCAAAGGCGCAGAGTGTATTTGAACTCGCCGAGCAAGACCCTGAATTTGACAATGAAGTGTTTGAGGCTCTGCCAGTGTCCGACCCTATGGCTTATGCCATTATGGATAGTGATATTGCTCCTAAACTGATGGTGTACTTGCAAAAGAATCCGGAAGAAGTAGATCGGATTAATAAGCTCTCTCCTGCAAGGCAAGCGGCTGAAATCGGAAAGATGGAAGCTAAACTTTCCGTGGTTGAAAAGGTTAAACCGTCTAGCGCACCTGCACCGATTAAGCCTGTTGGCAGTCGGGGCGGCGCACCAAGCGGAAACCCTGCTGAAATGACCCAGGCCCAATATGAGGCGTTCAGGGCGAAGCAGGGGGCTTCTTGGGCAAGACGATAGTTATTTTTGATTAACTCATATGCCGTGAGGCTTTAGGAGAAAAAACATGAGTAATACCCTTGCAACATCGGCGATTGTCGCCAAAGAAGCACTTGCCATTCTGAAAAACAATCTCGGTTTCGCTCAGAACGTGAACCGTAATTGGGAAGATGAATTCGGCGGGAACATGGGGCGTGGTTATGAGCCGGGCCAAACGATCAACATCCGAAAACCTCCGCGTTATACCTATCGTGATGGCCGCGTAGCTGTTCCTCAAGCTACTACCGTTTCGACTGTTCCGCTGACTCTCTCTCAGGGTGGATGTGATATCAGCTTTACCAGCGCAGAGCGTACTGTGTCTATTTCGACGCAACGTCTGCAAGAAGTGGTTGAAGCCGCGATGAATCCTGTATTGAACGAAATCGACCGCCGTGGTCTGGAATTGGCACGTTATGCTACCTTTAACGCGCTCAATCCAACTTATGCCGCGCCCAATACCGCCGCTCTGGCAATGGCCGCTGCAACTGGCGTAAATCGTCGTTTGGATGAAATGGCCGCGCCGAAACAAAATGACGGTAAGCGTTCAATGGCTTTGAATCCAGGTCTGAATGCTAACTTCATTACCGGCTTCTCTGGTCTGTTCAATAACGCTGCCACTATCGGTAAGCAATACGACTCCGGCGTGATGGTAAATGCGATTGGTATCAAGTATTTCATGGACCAAAACATTTCCACTCATACCAATGGCGCAGGTACAGCATCGAACGTGAATGGTGCAAACCAAACTGGTTCGACGATCACTGTAGCAGCTACTGGTGCAGGCACAATCACTCGCGGCACTCGCATCACTCTACCGGGTGTATTTGCAGTCAATCCTGTATCTCGTCAAAGCACTGGTGTATTGATGGACTTCATCATCACTGCTGACGTTCCTGTAGGTTCAACATCGCTGCCGATTTCTCCGGCTATCGTGACTACTGGCGCATTCCAGAACGTAACTGCTTCGCCGACTACCGGCCAGCCGTTTGTTATCTTTGGTGCGGCTTCTACTAGCTATGCGTGTAACGTCGGTTATCATCGCGATGCCTTTACTTTGGCTTGTGTTCCGATGGCTGCTGTTCCGGCTGGTACTGGCGCGAAGTCTTATGTTGCAACTGACAATAACCTGTCGGTTCGTGTAACTGAGGGCTTCGACATCACCAATGACAACAGCATCACTCGTATTGATGTGTTGTACGGTTACGCTGCTACTTACCCGGAATTGGCTTGCGTTTACGCAATCTAAAAATACCTCGGCGGTTAATTCTGCCGAGGATTAACGAAATTTAAGGAGAACAACATGGCTGTTTATCTTTTGCAATCTTATGGTGGCTTTCCGGCTTCCGCAACAAATCCGGTAATCTTCCCGCCTTCCACTGAGGCGGCATTGATTGCTGATGGTCGCGCAACTGCTGCTGGTATTACCAGTGGTGAAAATACTCGTGGTGGCCCCGGCTACTTCGCAACCCAAGGCGGCAATAAGGCAATGGTTGACCAAGCTGGTCTTGGCCGTGATGTAGCCAACGTCAATAAAGCGCCGTTGATTTCGACGGCTATCCCGATGGGTTCGCTGGCTTTGACAAGCTACGAAACCAACGGCACAGCCCCAACTGCTGGCACGATGTACCTGACCGAAATCAACATCTATGCGGCTCAGACCTATACCGGCATTGGCGTATTGAACGGCACGACTGTCGGAACTGATAACCATCTGGTGGCTTTGTATGGCGCTGATGGCACTTTGCTGGCTAACTCTGCTGTGGCTGGCGCTTTGTCGGCTGGCGCTTCGGCTTGGCAAGATCGGGCCTTTACTGCGCCGATTACGCTGATTCCAGGTCGTTACTTCCTCGGCGTTCAATCCAATGGCACGACTGCTACTTTGCGCCATCTGGAAACCGCTCTGGGTGCGACTAACAGCACTGGTGCACAAGCTGGTACGTTCGGCACTGTGCCTGCGACATTGACGACCGTTCCTGTGACGATCACCAATGCGCAGGGCGTGATTTCGAGATTATACGTCTAATCAGTAACTTAGCATTGCCTGCCCATTCTTCGGAGTGGGCAGTTTAAGCTGAATTACAAAAGGACAAAGACATGGCCGCGAATCAAACCCAAATCATGCTGAAAGGGATTATCCCTGATGGTACTCCGCTGGCAGTAGCCGTTCCAGTTACTATGCAGCTTCCTGGCTCTATCACTCTTAAATCTGCTGCCGCTGGGCGATTGATTGAGCTTTCGACTGATGGAGGTGTCGAATACTTCACCCCATCACTTGATATTCAATCAGCAACAATGCAGATTGTTGTTGTGAATTCTCCCATTACTCATTTCCGAGTGACAGGCGCTGCTGCTGATACTTATTTGGTGAGTTAATATGGCCTATCCTAACGTTAGCTCCGACCCGTCTTCTAAATCGCCAGTCGCCAAGGTAATGACCAATGGCGATACGATCTTTACCGTAACTGGTGATATTCTGGTTTTTGGCCTTGCATCTGAGTGCTACACAGCAAACGGCGCTACCGCTTCAACGCTTCAATATCAGGTAGTGAATGCAAACGGAACAACTACTATTAGCGGAGCTTCGGCAAGTCTGGCGAATGCTGCTATTGGGGTGAGCGTGATTGCTCAATTAGGCGCATTGGCAAATGCTCCGGTTGTATCGTCTGCGTCTGGCGTTGGTGTGTTTCCGTGGGGTGCGGTACGCGTTCCAGGAGGCAGTACGATTCGCATCGTAATTGGCGTGGGAGCCACGACAGGAACGTGGAAGCATTACCTCACATATAAACGTTTTGAGCCAGGCGCATTCGTAACGGCAAATTAATGGTATCCACTAATGGCATACCCCGAACAAAATATAAACGGGTTCAAAGACCATTATGGTACGCAACAATATATTGCGCCTAATGGCGAATTGGTATCTGTTCCGCTTTATAAACTGATCGGTGATGTCTTTACTGGTACAACATTAGATACTAATTTCTGGACTATAAGCACAGGAACTGGCGGGGCGGCTAGTATTATTGCTGGTGAATTAATATTAGATACAGGAACAACAGCTAATAACGCAACAGAAATTACATCGGTTAGAACAGCAAGGTTTTCTGGCCTTGCTCCAAATAAAATAAGAATTGTAGTTCAATTGCCAGATACAGGAGTTGCGAACAACTCTAGGCATTGGGGGATGGGAGTATTTAACGGCTCAATCATAACGAGCGGCGCTGTGTTCCAAATGAACGGAACAAATTTTGAACTAGTTACTTATAAAGCTGGAGTTGCGGCTACTATTGCCAATGGAACTTTCAACGGGCAATATGGGAAAACGTTTGCCCCTGGCCTAAATTCTCATTTCTACGAAATTATCTACCAGCCCAGACAAGTAATCTGGCTGGCTGATAATAAAATAATTCATACGCTGTCTGCCGCATCTATTACATGGACTGATGAATATCACTTACCTATTCACATGGGATGTGAAAATAGCGGTGGGCTTGCCCAAAGCGTAACAATGAAATCAAGAATTGCCACAGTAGCCAGATTTGGCATTTCAGACATGCTCCCGACTTCCGCGTTTATTAGCGGGCTTAATGCGGGACAGATTCTTAAAAATACACCGGGGAATATACATAGCATAACATTTGGAGCAATTACAAATAATGCCGTAGTGACGTTTTATGATACAGCGACACTTCCAATACCGGTAGGAGCTAGGGTTATTTGGTCAACTGGTGGAATGGCAAGCAACACGGTTCCATTCGATATTGCAGGAGATAAATCGCCTTTTCATATTGGATTAACGATAGCAATTACAGTGGCTTCCGCAAATGCGTGGGTTAAGTATGAGTAACGCCTCCCTCTAACGCTGTGAAGCGCTGAGGGAGTTTATGAATAAGAGGTTTGTATGTCAGTCACAGCCGGAACTTTGATAAATGACGCATTATTTGAACTTGGCGTACTGGCCGAAGGTGATACGCCGACGACTGAAATGTCTAACTTGGCTCTCCGCGTCCTTAATCGGATGTTGGATTCGCTGAGTACCAATCAATCATTTGCTTACTTTCCGAACCTCTACACATGGCCGTTGACTGGTGAAGCTCAGTTTTACATCGGCCCTGCTTTAACTGCCACTTTCACAGTAACGATTGCTGCGCCCGGAGTGTTTACTAGCGCCTCTCATGGTCTTAACATCGGCGATACGATCACATTGACTACAACTGGAGCTTTGCCTACTGGCCTCGCTACCGGGACAACGTACTACGTCATAACCGATGGATTCACAACCAGCACATTCCAACTATCGGCCACGAGGGATGGGACAGCGATTACAACTACCGGCACACAGTCCGGGACACACACTTTTACACAGACAAGCTCCCTGACAAAGTATGTCGGGCAACGGCCTATCGGTATCGAATCGGCTTACCTTGAACGTTCAGGGATTCACTATCCTGTCCGTGTGGTGGATAACCAGATTTTCGACAGCATCATTTACCCTGCGGCGAGTGGAGCGAATACGGTTTATATCTGGTACGAAGCACAAGAACCTAACGGAATTCTTCATTGTTGGCCTTTGGCTTCTGGATGTACTTTAGGACTTCGTATCGTTAATCAAGTTGTGAATTTCACCGATTTGGTAACTGCGCAGATTCTCCCGCCTGGATATGAAGAATGTATTGTAAGCAATCTCTGCGTGAGACTTGCTCCTTTCTATCCTTCTGTAAGTCTTTCTCCGGTGACGGTGCAGAATGCTAAATCTTCTCTGAATATGATTCAGCGTAGAAATAACGTTATTCCCACTATGTCACTGCCGACTGCGGTGACGGTGAATAAGGGTGGGTTCTCGCTGGCTAACTTCTTGAGTGGGAACTAACCATGCCATTCTCAAAAGCGCAAAATTCCTTGTTCAGACTTGCCGCTCATAATCCAGAAGTTGCAAAGGCTAGAGGCATCTCAATGGAAACCGCAAAGCGTTTAGCGAGTGAAGGCGTCAAACGAAAGAAGAACAAACTATCAGAAAAGGCAAAAATATGAAAACTTCCGACCTGCAAGCTAAGATGGGCAAAAAAACTACCGAAGTGACCGAGAAACCGGAAACCAATGCGCAAGAGCAAACGGAAATGGCACAAGAGAATCCGCACCCGATTAACCAACTCACGGCGCGGGTGTTTTCTGCTCGTAACGCTGCCCATAGAGCGCATTTACTGACTAAATCATTTTCTGAACATTCTGCACTAGGTTCATTCTATGATGATGTAATCGGCGCGATGGATTCGATTATCGAAACCGATCAGGGAATGTACGGCCTTATCGGTGACTTCACCATCGAGGATGTAAAGCCTACCGACTTTGCGAAATTCGTCCGTGAGGAAGCAATGTGGATTGAGCTAAATCGAGATAAATTCTCAAAATGCGCGGCGACATTAGCATTGATTGACGATCTGACTGCTATTTATCTGCGGACTGCCTATAAACTGACGAATTTGAAGTAAGGAATCCGCCGTGAAGATGCCGGATTTTAACTCAGGGAATGACGTACAGCGCAGCTTGAATCTTGCTGATAATCGCTGTGTTAATCTTTATCCAGTAACCGATGATAGCGGGACGATAGCGGCGTTTTACTCAACGCCTGGACTCCTTGCCTACACTTCCGCTGCCTCGGCCTTCTCCGGCCTCTATACCGCGTCCAATGGGCGCTGTTTCGGCGTTTCTGGTACGATTCTATATGAAATCACAACTGGTGGAGTTTTAACCAATCGCGGAACTGTTACCACTGCCTCAGTCAGCAAAATGTCAGACAACGGCATTGAACTGATTATCGTCAATGGCACGGATGCATGGTTATTTACTTTTGCGACAAACGCACTAAAGAAAATCTCTACGCTGAGCGCAGATTTCACGGTGACTATTGCCAGCCCTGCGGTATTTTCTACTGTAGCGGCTCATGGTCTTGTGGCTGGGGATGCGATTCAACTTACCACAACATCTGGAAGTAATACGACAAGCGGAGTTTTGACAGCAAGTACTGCATCTCCGATTACGGCTCCTGATTATGTAACCTCTGTAATCACATCGCCAGATAGCCAATATGTTTATATTGCGACAAACAATGTAAATGGATATATCTATCAATATATACGAGATCAAGTTACAGGAGATTTATCGCCGTTAAGCCCTGCTTTTATCCCTATCCCCGGAGGGTATGGTAGTTCAATATGTTATTGCCTCGAAATAACATCGGATGGAGCTTTTATTTTTGCGGGGTCTGGCGGTTCAATCCATACATTTTCAAGAAATGCAGTTACAGGGCAAATAACTTGGATTTCTGCTACTACTTATGCTATTCAAACTTTCTATTCTATTAAACTATCATCTGATGGGACGTCGTTATATGCATATGGGAAATCTGGATTTTCTCCGCTCGTTCCAAATATTTATCAGTATAGTGTAAATCCTGCTACAGGAACAGTCACACCATTAAGTCCCGCCACTATCTCAGCATCGTTAGATACTGTTTATAGTTCGGCAATTTCTTCGAATGCTGGAACAACGCAAACATTGTATGTTCTTTCGCCATCTACAAATTTGATTCAATGTTATACCAGAACGGTAGCTACTGGATTGCTTACAGCAATTACATCGGTTGCTACTGGTGCGGGGTCTGTTTCGATCATTATATCGCATGATAACGCGCACGTTTATGTGAGTTGTACAAATGCGATAAGGCATTACACCAGAAATACAGGGACTGGTGTAATTACACTAGCAGACACGTTAACGACTACCAATAATCCATCTCAATTAGTTATCAGCGCAGACGACACATGCGTTTATGCTTCCTCTCCTGATGGCGTAGTGATGGAATTTGACCGGAATACAACTACAGGCGTATTGACCGCAATGAGTACGCCGACTGTTCCTGCTGCCGGGACAATCAACGCTATTGCTATCACAGCTAACGGAAAATCTGTCTATGCGATGAGCTATGGCCCTGTAGGTGCTTCGTTTACGTACATGTTCCAGCGTCAACAGTCATCCTCTAATGTTGGACTCCCAACAGGACTAGACACGCTAACGACTTACTACGTCATAGCCGCAGGTTTAACTGCTACCAATTTCGAAGTATCTCTAACTGCTGGCGGAACTGCTGTAAACACATCCGGAGTCCAGGCTGGTATCCATACGTTTCACACACTCGGAAACGGATTCCCGAATGGTGCCAAGACAATTTCATACATCGACGGACGCTTTGTAGTCTGCCAGCCAAACACGCAAAACTTCTATGTCTCAGATGTCCTAGCCGGGGGTACTTGGGATGCACTGAATGTTCAGACTGCCGACTCTAACCCTGACATGATTGTCGGACAGATTACTCTGCATAACGAACTAATCGTATTCTGCGAACAGTCGGGAGAAACATTCTATGACTCTGGAACCTATCCCGCTCCATTCGTTCGTAACGTGTCGGGTATTTTCGAGGTAGGTTGTATCGCGCCGTATTCGATAGCAAAAATAGATAACTCTGTCATGTGGCTCGGGAAGAGCAACACAGGCCAAGGCGTGATTTATAGATTGAACGGTTACACTCCCGTAAGACTTTCAACTTATGCGATAGAGTACGCCATTCAAACCATGACCACGATCAGTGATGCAATGGCTTTCACTTATCAGCAGGAAGGGCATCACTTCTACGTCATCACTTTCCCGACAGGAAACCGTACATTCGCATTCGATGTGAATACAGGATTATGGCATGAACGTGCCGGATGGAATGGGGCTACATTAAGTCGCTGGGCCGCGCAAGAATATACTTATTTTGATGGTAAACATCTTATCTGTGATTACGCATCAGGGAATATTTATAGCCTTGATCTTGGTACATATACAGATGGAGTGAATGCTAAAAAGTGGATTCGTTCATGGAGAGCGCCTGCCTCGGATATGAAACGGGTGATTCATAATAAGTTGACACTTGAAGCAGAAGTCGGTGTAGGGCAAGGTTCTTTTTCAACCACTGGTGTAGTTAATTCTATTACTTTGTCTAATCCAGGATCGTCAAGTAAAACTGTTTTATGGAATGCCGCAGTATCTTCAGGAATTACTGATATGACCGTATATGGTATTTCATGGAGCGGAAGTATCTATGTTGCTGTTGGAATGGGTAATACATATGGTTCTGACTGGACAATAAATTATTGTTATACATCTCCAGATGGTGTCGTATGGACAAAAAGAACAATGACAATTACCCAGTTTTGGTATGGAGTTAGTTGGAATGGTTCTGTTTTTTGTGCAGTTGGTAATGGACAAACTTGCAATACGAGCCCAGATGGTATCACTTGGACTGCAAGAACCATGTCTTCTGTTCAGTCGCATTATGCGATTACATATGGAGCTGGCTTCTTTGTTGCATGTGTTAATGGAGAGGCATTTGAAACTTCTCCAGATGGTATAACATGGACTGCCAGAAACGACCCAGGATCGGGAGGTATATCATGGTCTTCTATAACCTATAACGGAACTGCTTTTATTGCTACTGCATTTTATGGAAGTACTGCGGCAACAGCTGCTTACTCAACAGATGGGATTACATGGGTATCAAAAACATTGCCATTTAATCAAAAATGGTGCGTATCTTCTATTTCAACTGGATTTGTCGCATTGAGTAACGGAACTAATTACGCAACATCTCCAGACGGCATTACATGGACTGCAAGAACATTTCCTGTTGCGCTTTCTATTAAAACTGGAAATCAATTTATCAGTGGTGGCGGAGTTCATGTTATAGCCAATTCTGGAACAAATAATTCCTATGTTTCTGAGGATGGGATAACTTGGACGCTAGATGCAATTCCAGGCGTTTTAGCCATGTGGGGAGCGGCTACATATAACGGAACAAATATTGTTTATATGTCTGCAACTTCTGGCGGAGGTTACACTTCTGCTTTTACATCTGGGCCCGCCGGATATAATGTCGGGCCTCACGCTATAATTTTTACCGGAGGAACTCCAACTGTTGCGGCGACTGGTACATATACTATTAGTTCGATTACAGGAGAAATATCTTCTACGGTAATTACCAATACAGGGTCTGGATATATAACAACACCGACCGTTTCTTTTCCTTCTGGCGGGATTATAGGAGCGATAGGTTCGGCTAATTTGACATGGACAAGTAGTTTTAATCCGACAGGAATAGAACCCACTGTTAACTTGAAATATTCCAATGATGGAGGACATACATGGTCTACCGATAATTGGAGGAGTATGTCTCTCGGAACAATCGGACAATATTCAAAACGTGTATTTTGGTATCGCTTGGGAATGACTACAGGACAGGTTAGGTTATATGAGTTGAGCGGTCAAAGTCCCGTAAAAACGGTACTTTTATCAACATATCTTGAATGAGAAAATAAGCATATTCTAATTTAGATTATGCTATAATTTAACGGAAGAATTTCTAACGCCTTGGTGGCGCTGAAAGGAACTAAAATGGCATTATGGGCTGGTTTAATCGGTGCAGGGGTTGCGGCTTATGGAGCTAATCAGCAAAAAGGCGCTATTGGTTCTGCTTCCGCCGCTCAACAAGCTGCAATGCAGCAATCTCTGGAAGAACAAAGGCGTCAGTTCGAGATTGCGCAAAGTAATATGGCCCCATGGTTGGGGGCTGGTCGCAAAGCTCTAACAGCACAACAAGAACTAATGGGGCTTGGTGGAGATTATACTAATCAACTTTCCGCGCTTGCAAGTTCTCCTGGTTATCGTTTTAGACTTCAACAAGGCAAACAAGGCCTAGAGGCCGGATTGGCTGCTCGCGGAGGGATGGGTAGCGGTAAATCTATGGCCGCTGCAAATGAATACGGCCAAAATTTCGCCTCGAATGAATATGCTAATCGTTTGAATCAACTTGCAGGTCTTTCTGGTACAGGTCAAACCACAGCCCAAAACATGGGCACGATGGGCGCTAACTACGGCATGAACTACGGAAACACCTTACAAAGTGGCGCGAATGCTTTGGGCGCGGCAGGAATAAATGCGGCGAATGCCACTCAGTCTAGCATTTTAGGTGGGGCGAATCTTGGGCTTGGGATTTATCGTGCTAGCCAACAACCCGGTGGCTGGAATTATAAAACCAGTCAACCTAAAAACGGTCAATACTCGTCAGTACCAGATTCATTTTGGGAGTACTAAATGCCACTTGACCCAAATATCTACAGCCAACTTCAACCCAATGTCGCAATGGGCCTTGGGGATGTAGTCAATCGCTATGTCGATCAAACCCAAGCTGATGCTGAGAAGAAAAATCGTCTAGCCCAAATGGCTCAGGCTGGAGAACTTCAAGGCTTGCAACTCCAACAAGCCAAACAAGCTGCTGCCGATGAGGCTGCTTATCGTGGCGCGCTTCAAGAAGCTGGTGGTGATGTTACAGGACTGGTAAAAAAACTCCGTGCACAAGGCGTTCATGGATTGGCAGATCAATTAGAAAAGCAACAAATTGAACAGCAAAAGTCCGGATTGGAATTTGGCATCAAACGACACGAAGCAATGACAAATGTTTTCGGAGATATTGCACAAAACCCAGATCAATATCAAACGATAATTGATGCCTCGGTTAAATCTGGCGCATTGCATCCAGAAGATGCAGTTGGAATGAAATCCAGACTTGCTACATTGCCGCCAGAGAAAATAGCCGAAGCTGCGAATAGAGGAAGTATTTTGGCGAAAGATTGGTCAGCAAGGCAATCTGCGCTTCTCAATCCTGCACCACAAATGCATATTATCGAGACAGAAGGCGGACAGCAAGTTGTGGATTTAACCAATCCCAACACGCCTAAACAATTCGGGCCTAAGCCAAAACAGGATAATACTTTGGTGGCGGTAGTCGGGCCGGATGGTGTTACTCCTATCTTGGTAAACAGAACACAAGCCGCTGGAATGACTCCATTTAGCAAAGGTGCGGCAAGTCCTAATCAACATATTGCAGATGCAAGGGAAAGTAATGCATTGTTAGACCAAGTTGAAAAAATAGGACCATTAGCTACTGGAAGCGGAGCTGGGAAATTAAGGGATATAGCTGCAGGATTTGTCGGACAATCAACCGAGGGCGCTAATAACGCCGCAAAGATGAAAGTTTTGGGCGCTTCTCTTACTTCCAAAGTTCCTAAAATGTCCGGGCCACAGTCTGATAAAGACGTTGCTATGTATAAAGAGGCAGCGGGTAACATTGCAGACGCTTCTGTTCCTTGGGAACAAAAGAAGGCAGCGATTGAGACGATTCGAGAAATCAACAATCGTCAGCTTTCGTATGGGAATAACATTAGCGGACAACCTGCACAAGCAGCGCCGACATTTACAAAAACGAAATCAGGTGCTACTACTTCTGGATGGTAAATGGCTGACATAACCGTAAAATTCGACGATGGCAAAGAGCATGTTTATACCAACGTGCCGGATACCGTTACGCCTGACCAAATCGAACAAAGAGCGATGCAAGACTTTCAAGGTGCAAAAATATCTCATCTTGCACGGTCTATTCAGCCAAAAACAGAAACACCGGGGCGAGTGTTTCAACAAACAACCCCAATCCATGAAGGAATGACGCATTTTACTTCTATAAGCGGCGGAGGAGGTTTGGTTTCTCCACTAGAAGAAGAAATGCGCGCACTTCATCCTGCTACTCGCGCAATGGTCGGTGCTGGTTCTGCATTGGCTAAAGGCTATCTTGGCGGAAAACAACTTTTAACTGGAAGCTTGTCTCCAGAAGAACAAGCCAATGTTAGGGACTGGAGCACAATCGAGAGAGAGGCTCCAGCAGGAGCACTTGCGGGGAACGTCGCTTTAGCTGCTGCGCTTCCATCTAGTACGGTTCCTAGAATGCTTGCCTCTGGCGCTGGCTATATGGCGCTACAACCGACCGAACAACAAGGACTGGAAGGTTATAAGCAAAGAGGAATTGAAGCCGCCAAAGGGGTAGGATTGGGCTTGCTTGGGTATAGTGGCGCGAAATTATTTGGTAAGGCATTAAATCCATCCGTGAAAATTTTGCCTGAAAAAATATCTAAATTCATCCCCGGATATGAAAACAGATTAACCGCCTTGGCCGCTAAACAAGGCGATACTGCCGAAGAGCTGGCGCGATTAGAAACGCTTAAAAAACTTCCTGTGCCTATCACGGAAGAGGACATTATTCGCTCACAGATTACTCGAAAGTATCCTCAACAAGAAGCAGAAAGACTTGTTGCAGGTCAGCCTATTATCGGCTCTGACTTGGCAAATCGTCTTGCTAGAGGGCAAGAAAAGATGTTGCAAAACATTGACGCCCTTGCTGCTCAGACTGGAGCTAAAGCTCCCACTCCAGAAATTGCCGGGGAAACGGTTAGATCATGGGCGCAAAATATCTATGGCGCTGCCAAAGCAGATACCCAAGCCGCATACAAATACGCCAAAGAATTGCACGGTGACAAGCTGTATATGCCGGAGGATGATATTGTCTCTACGCTGGTAGAAAATCGCGCCATGCCTGGATACAAAGAATTGTTCTCACAAGCAAAGAATATGGGCTTGATTACAGAAAAAGCCGATGGCGGATTTAAAGCCGGAAGGGTGACTGTAAACACTTTGGATAAATTCAAGGTAATGGCGAATCAAGTCGCCCAATCGTCGGACGGTACGGCTCGATATGCTGGTGGCGATTTGGTGAATAAAATTTACAATCAGCTTGATAATGTAGCCCCTGAATTCAGAGCGGCAGCGGCAATGCGCAAACGTCAAGGCCAAATGTTTGAAGACCCAACAGTAACACAAAAAATTCTAGGAACTGTCGAGGGTGGATTTGGTAAGGCGGAACAGCAAGTAGGCGGGATTACAATCCCAAACTATCGCGTACCTTCTGAAAAGTTAATCAGTAATATCACAAACGGGAGCATTGAGGATTTGCGGTACATTAAAAAACTTGCCGAAACTGGTACGCCTGAACAGGCAGCACAAGGCGCACAAGCAATCAAAGAAATGCGCGGAGCCGTTATTGATGGAATGAGAAATACGTGGGATACGACTGTTACCCCAATGGCGAAGGCAAACCAGCTTAACAAGTATTTTGACAAACTTGGGAATGATAAGATTGAAATTCTATTTGGCAAAGCTGGCGCTAATCAAATTTCTGACTTTAGAAAAGCTGCGGATATTCTGAATAAAACCGTGCCCTCTCCCGAAGGTGGTTCACAGACTGCTGGACGTTTGATGATTATGGGGAACTCTATCATTAACTTGTTGGAGAGAATCCCTATTGCTGGTTCTGGTGCGGTAAAGACAGCAAGAATTTTGAAAGACGTAGGTACTGCAAGTGCAGCGAAGAAAATCCCGCAAGCCGCAAAACCGATAAGCGAATTACGCAAAAAGACGGGAAACAAATTATCTGATTTGGCTGGATATGCTGGTATGGCTACCGTAGGGGCTAACCAATGAGCGCCGCTGCATGGGCAATAATCATCAAGCCATTTTTGTTATTGGCGATTGCAATCATTAAGACAAAGTTTAAAGCATGAGCATATCTCCCCCGCCCTATCGAGACAAAGACCTAACTGGCCAGTCATGGCAGAAATGGTTTGCATCTATTACGGATGCACTGAAAACTACAGCTGCAACGTTGACTTCGTGGTCGTCAGTTAATAAATCAGGTTCTAACCTTACTGATATTGAAACCAGACGGCATGATGACTTACAGAATCTAAATACTCCAACACACACCCATCTAACAGCTAGTCAATATACTGAATTGACAGGTGGAGGTTCAACATCTTTGCACGGTCACAGCATGAGCGGAACGATTGGCGCTCCAGGGCAGGACGGACAAGATGGAGAGGATGGATTAACAATCCCCGGCGCTGCCGGTAAAGATGGTGCTAATGGCTCAATCGGCCCCGCAGGAAATGATGGGGATGATGGGGAAATGGGATACATCATGCTTAACCCAACCGTGATAGCTGGAGGAAGCGGACTAACTCACCCTCAAGTATTATCAAGAGTTTCATTTAGAATTTAAGGAGAATAATTATGGCCGGTAATAAAATAATACGGTTTGGCCCTGTGGCAATGAGCGCCACTCTCACAACTAATATCATCAATCCGGCCGTAACGTCATTGGCTGGCCCTGTGGGGTTTACCATGACACAACCTTATTTGATTATTCGTCATATAAGAATTGTGAACAAAACAGCAGGAGCTGTTACATTTTCACTTTGGTTAGGTGCTACAGGTGGTAATGCTGCTGGTACGGAAGTAGTAGGAACTGGTAAAAGCATTGCCGCTAATGACGCTTATGATTGGTATGGTCAAATGCGTTTGGATGCTGCTGACTTTTTGGTCGGCGGGGCTAGTGCGGGAACATCATTAACCTTCAGCGCAGAAGGTGAGATTGGATTGGCATGATACTGGATAATGTAAATCGTAAGTTGCAGGTGGTTCTAACGGCGGCAAAGACAACGTTAGACATGCCTGTGATTATTGATTATGTGGATAACACCTCAACTACTTTTACGCCTGGAACTTACCCATCTAATACAAATGGAGTTACGTTAGTTGATATTCTTCCTGCTCCTGCTGCTTCTACGCAGAGAAAAGTAAATTCAATCTCAATTTATAATTACGACACAGCGGCTAAAGTTGTCAGAGTTTATCTGAATGATAATGGTACTTCATATCAGATATTGGATTTAACTTTACAGATTGACGATACACTTTGCTACACAGATACGCAGGGATGGTATGCAATAGATTCGAGCGGTAATTTGAAATCTGTCCAAGCTGCATCGGCAACATCAATAGCAAATGCGATAAGTTCATCTGCGGAAAAAGCTATTCCGGTTGGAGCAGATAAAGTTGGAATTGTTAATAGTGTTACAGGATTACTGAACTGGTCATCATTCACTGATATGTTGAGTTGGTTTGCTTCACTGACTTCCGTGGCAGGCTACCCATCAATAGCCTCTCACGCCACCACAATGGACATATTCGCCGCTGCTGGTGCGACTGTGGGCGTGTCTGGAACGGTAACGGTAACAGCCATCCCAAACTGTACATCAGATCAAGTCGGTTCAGCCAAGACCATTATCCCATCAGACGCTGCCGGTTTCAGCATCACCGCTTCTGCGAGTCTTGAAGTAGATGGCGCAACATCTGGCACGTATCTAATGCCACAGAAGGCGCTTATTGAATTCAGAGCCACAAGTGTAAGCACGTTTAAGATTACGACGATTTCTGCCTATGCTACTGGTTCGTGTGCTGTTACGGCTGGGTCAGGTTCATTTACTACTGTATCGGGCTCATACGAATACACAAAGACGAACCGATCTGTGCTGATGCGGGTTAAAGTGACAATAACAACAAATGGAACTGCTGCAAGTGTTGTATTGGTGGCACTGCCATTAACTAATAAATCAAGTGGTTTTGCGTGTGGAGTTGGAGTTGAAACAGCCGTAACAGGTACGGCAAATAGATGTTCAATAGCTGGAGGATCTTCTAGTCTTGGAATATTAACTGACGCTGGAGCATATCCTGGTGCAAATGGATATATATTGGAAGAAACTATTTCTTTCTTAGTTTGATATATGAAAATCCTTCTCTTCATCATCTGCGCAATACCAAGCTGGATACTCACACTATCCGCGTATGTGCTTGCTCCTGCAATCGCTTGGTTTGTTGATGCAGATGGTAATCTTCCGTGGTGGTTACGCTATTACCAAACACCCGACGCCCCATGCTGGGGAGCTGATTTCTGGAAGCGAGATAATCCAAATTACACGCAATATGAATTGATCGTTTCATGGCTATGGAGAAATCCGGCACAAGGATTCGACCAATCCGTCAGGGCAAAAGTGACAAATAATTCTCCGGTGGCTGTTAAAGGAAATCTTGAAATCAAAGATACTCCGCCGTCAATTGGAGGGTGCTTTCTGATTACCTGCTGTGGATACTTTCAGCTGTCGATGATCTGGACGACAAAATACATTACGTTTGTTTCACATTGGGGATGGAACCTTGAGCCGATTGCAAAAGGATATACACATCAAACTTTAGGAGCTTTGAAGGCTACACCGTTGCGGTTTTACATAGGGGAAAAATGAAATGGATGAATTGAATATGCTGAGTGTTTTAATGAGCGTAATTGGTGGATTAGTTGTAATCCTTACCGCTGTTATAGGCTGGATAGGTTCAAGGATTCATTCAAGACTTGATTCTATTGCATCGTCATTGACTTCAATAGAAAAAGACTTGCGTGGCGATCTGACAAATCTTGATAGGCGTTTGGTCGCTATTGAGACTAAACAAAGCATTGAAGAGAAAGATAGATAATGAAAATTTTACAGAAGCGATATTTATTCGGAGATGAATTTACTTTATCGCGTTTGTTCATTGATGGAGAATGGTTCAAAGGATGTCCGTACATTCTTGAGGATACTGTGCGCGAAACAGAAGGAATGCCGGTAGAACAATGGAAGGTTAAATGTGAAACCGCAATTCCTGTTGGAACATACCTTGTAGAAAAGACATGGAGCGGACGTTGGTCGAAGATGATGTGGGAGATTCTTGATATTCCAGGATTCTCAGGAGTTCGCCCTCATTCTGGAAACACTTCCCATGACACAGAAGGATGCCCAATAACTGGCAAGGAGCGCGACGAAAAGAATGGCGAGGTGTCTGGTAGTAGGGTGGCTCGTGATGCGCTGTATGAGCGTATGGAACAGGCCGTAGCACATGGAGAGACTATTACTTGGAGCGTGGAGGGCTTAAAATGAACAAATGGCTGAACAGAATCATCAGAAGCAAAACCATGCTTGTATTCTTGCTGATTGACGTGATCGGCATAGTCCAGGTTAACGCTGATTTCCTGTCAACCTTAATGACGCCTAAACAGTTTGGCTGGTTCATCATTGGAATCGCCGTGGTGGGTAAGGTTCTCAGGCTTGTAACCACTACGGACATTAAAGACAAATGAATTACCTATACGCATTTATAGCATTATTGCTCATTATCTTTGGTGCAGAGCAATGGGGGGAACATCGTATACAGGTAGAATGGGATAAGGATGTAGCTATACGCCAAGCTCTGCACGAAAAAACAAAACAGGAAAACAAGGAGTCACTTGATGCAAACAAAAAACAGTATGAAAAAGACAAACGCGCAGCAATGTCTCAAGCTGGCCGGGATGCTGTTAATCGCTACATTCGTGAGCGGATGCTGCAATCATGTCCCGGAAATGTACCGGCTGAAGGTAAGCAAGGAACTAATGGAGCCACCGAAGAACCAGGAACTAGCACTGCGCTTGAGAGCTTCGCAAGAGACTGCGCCAGTGACGCCCTCCAAGTAATTCGATGGCAGGAGATGTGCAAGGCTAATCGGTGTGAGATCGAATTACCGTAGATTCGTCGCCCGTTCAATATCCGACTCAGGGTTTTCCTTTGCGTTTCGGATTGCGTCTGCACAGTCTGCGGCGTCACCAACGAATTCAAGATGACTGGCAGCTATATAGTCGCAAACCCGCGCATCCTTATCTTTCTGCCAATCACAGCAGGCTTGGGCGAA